AGGCCAGCTCGACGCTATGTCGGTCATTACTGGCCAACTGCAAACTGCCGAAGGCAGCGTGACCTCTAAAGGCCGTAACATCATCAAGAAGCCGCTGACCGCCCTGATGTTCGGGTCCAACCCGACTACCGCGGTACAAGGCATGGCCGACGGCTTCATTGAAGCGATCTACAGCCGTATCGAAGATGCAGCCAAAACTCACGACGCAGAAGGTCGTCTGCGTACTCTGGAACAAAAGCAGGCTGACATTGCTGCTCTGTTTGGTGCTGTGAATACCCTGACTCGCTCACCGAAGTTCGCTTTGGATGTGAAGATGGGTTATGAGCGTGCCCTGGAAACCAAGCTGACTACTCAACAGCAAGACGCGCTGAAACGCTCGTTCTATGAGCTGCTGGGTGAGCCAACCGAGAAAGCACTGGCCGATAACTACGCCACCTTCATTTCTCGCCGGAACGTGATCAACCAGACAGCACAACTGTCGTTTGATCTGTTCAACGCGGTGCGTGATGGCGTGACTGAGTTCGTTGAGTCGACCAGCCAGGATGTGCCACGTAACAATGCTGGCGCCGCCATTCGCACGCTAACTAAAGAGCAACAGGCACAAGTAGATGCACTGATGGGCGACATGGCCCCGATCCTGCAAACTGCTATGTCTCAGGCATCGAAGCAACGTGAAGCTGGTATGTACATGGCCAAGTCGAAGCGTTCGCTCGATTCGTCTGCTGCCTACGAGCAAGAAGTCGCTTTCGGTGAAATGGTTAACACCATTGCCCCGGACGGCTCCATGCAGGGTATTGGTTCGACTCGCCTGTCGTCTTCGCGCACTCAGGACATCGACCCAGGTGTAATGCCTTTCATTACCTCCATCCACTCCAGCGACTCGGCTATTGCTTCGGCTGTGTACGGAAAGATGGAAGCACTGAACGTCCACGACGCCTTGGGCGTAGACCTGAACAATGTAGCCAAGGTTGGCCAGGAGCTGAACAAGGCGACGTTCAACACCATGCTGGAATACTCCTCCGCGACCGCAATGAGCAACATGCTCGATGAAGTCCTGGCCGGCGTATCCAAAGTGATGCAGAACCCTGAGCTGGCTGCACGCATTCAGCCTAAGCTGCGCGAGAAGATGGTTGCCCGGGCTGAGAAGAAGCGTGGCTCTATTGCTGAGCAACTGACCGCTATTCGTGAGACTACGACCCAGGCGGACACCGATAAGCTGAATATGCTGAGCAACATGCAGGCAATTGGCCAATACGCTACCGATGGCGGTTCTTACATCGTGACCGACGCTGACCGTGCAAAAGCACAGGCCAAGCTGGACGAAGTGGGCTCCACCTTCAATGCTGCGGCTGAATCTGTGGCTGAGCAACTGGACGCCGAAGCAAGCATCGTCTCCGCTGTGTATGTTGCAGGCAAGCAAGCTGAGCTGTCCAACACGTCGGTAACGACTCTGGCGCCAGCCACTTCCCTCAACACTCTGGCTTCGCTTGAGCAGACCCCGGCTGTTGTGCAGGTAATTGATTCCATGGTTTCGGGTAACCGGACTCTGGCCGATGCCCTGCAAGTGCTGCCTGAGCATCAAGCTGCCGAAGTAGTTGAAGCGGTAAACGGTGCAAGTGAAGCGAAATTGTCTGTATGGGGCCGCTTGGGCACCCCTGTCGTACAGTCCGACGTGAACTTGGTGCAACTGCTGGACACCACAGGTATGACTGCTCACAACCTCGTTGATTCGCTGGTTGAGTACGTGCAGAACCCGTTCCAGAAGACTGTGCTCAAGATGGCCAAGAAAGGCATCTCTGCTCGTATGCCGGTGACCTACATCACTGCCGAGACCGGACCAGAAGGCGCATTTGGTGAAGGCGTGGATAAATCCCGCGGTTGGTACGCACAGCGTAACGACCAAGCCGGGTTGTTCATTAAATCCCCGGACTTCGTTGAATCGGGTATCACTCCTGAGTTGCTGACCCATGAACTGGTACATGCTGCTCTGGCAAACCTGATCGACGCAAACCAAGGTAAGAACACCCTGGCCGGCCGCGCTGTAGCGGATCTGGAAGTGCTGCGTACCCAAGCTGAAGACTTCCTCGCCAACAATGGAGTGCTGTCTGCTAAGTACCGCAACGCTACGTCGAACGTGCATGAGCTGGTCTCCTGGGGCCTGTCCAACCAAGACTTCCAACGTGAAGTGCTGGGCCAGGTATCGGTGCCACAGAAAGACCGATCGATCCTCGACGGCCTGAAGGGTTTCATCAAGTCGCTGACTGAAATGCTGTTTGGTGCCAACACTCCGTCGGCAAACAACGGCATGGCCAACTTAATCGCCAACTCTGCTGTTCTGTTCCGTGAAGCGGCCCAGGCACAAGAGAAGCGTGCGACTGCAACTCACAAGTACGAAGACGCCATCGACCACATCAACGCTATGACTGCTGAGCAGGTGTTTGACGCACTAGCTACCGTAGGCAACCACAAGACTGATGCGGCCCATGCTGAGTACCTGCGTGACCTGCTGGCGCAGACTGTTAACCCGGTCTACGGCCCATACGGTGCATTCAAAGAGGCAGCATCGGCAAACCGTGCGCTGACCCCGTTGGATGTGTTCCTGAAAGCGGTGAGCACCGGCAAAACTCCGTTCAGCTCCCAGGCAATAACTGGCCAGTTCATCCTGTCCCAGCAAGAAGCATTTGTGCTGGAATCGGTAGAAGCGACCATTTCCCACGCCATGGAAACGAAAGAAACTCTGTTCGTTCGCCAGGGTCTGGAAAACCTGTTCAAGGAAGCACGTTCGAAGCTGAACTCGGATGGTCGCAACTTACACGCGGGTGACTGGGCAACCGCAAGCCAGAATGAGAAGGATGTCGCTAAAGCGAAGTGGGACTTCCTGTTCCGCCCACAAGCTAGCGCAACTGGTCGTAACAATTACCTGGCACGCTTTGCAGCCCTGGGCCTGGCCTCGGCTGAAGTCCGTAATGCACTTGGTTTCTCGACCAACAACTTCGAGACCCCGTTGAAGGGTCTGCCGATCACCAGCAAGCTGACTGAGCTGTTCCGTCGTGCAATGACAGTCTTTGCCCGCCTGGCAACTAAAGTCGTCCCGGGCACCTCTGGTAACGTCGCACTGAGCACTCTGGTAGAGCAGCTGGTGGATATTGAGGCCAAGCGTAAAGCACGCATGGATCAGGAGAAGGTGAACCACTTTGACCAGCTCGAAACTGCGCTGGCCGGTGTAGGTGACTCGATTCTGGAAAAAGCTGATGCACTGGGCCGCGCCGGTTTCATTCGCAAGTCGAAGATCCCGTTTGTTGCCGGTCTCGGCGCTGCGGTATCCACTGCTGCCGGTAACCGGCTGGATGCCGTACTGAACGCCATCACAATGATGCGTGACCAGTCCCAAAAGAGCCGACACGGTGTGGTGATGGGCATGCTGACCGAATGGCGTGGTGTGTACGATTCTCGCCGTTTGGCTGCTGAATTGTTCAAAGGTGCCAAGGCCAACGAGCAACAACGCAAATCGGTTATCGAGACCACTGCTGCATCGGTAAACGAAGCATTTGCAAACCAGGGCCAAGATTTGACCCAGGTGCAACGTGATGCGCTGACTCGTGTGTTCCTGCGGACCAACGCCCAGGCAATCGCCGCGGCTCGTGGTGTAGATGGTCTGCGCGACCTCATGGAAGACCCTTCTGCAATGGCTGCATACCGTTCGGACCTGGAAGCACAGGTAACTGCGATGACCCCGAACTATCTGTACATGATCAGCCAGGCCAAAGACTTGGCGCACCACAAGGTGGTGGGCGGTTCGACTTCGGCCAACCTGATGCTGTCGACCGGCAACATTGCGGCCATGTTCGGCACCAAGAAGAAAGTCGCTGCCAATGCAGCTGTCATTCCTCTGCTTGAGCAACTCGTGGGTGTATATGCCCTGGATTACAGCGGTGATGTCGATCTGCGCAATGCTCGTGAAGTTCTGCGCACTGAGATGAATCGCACCGACGGCAACGGCGTGGACTACATGCTGAAGCTGCACACCGGTCTCCAAGCCAAAGCAACTGCTGACTTGTTCAAAGGCACCGAAGCGCTGCAACAGACCGGCTATGTGGCTGAGATCCACGACAACAAGATCGAAGTCTTGCTGGTAGCCAAGAGCGACGTAGCTGCACACGAGCGCGCCGGCTACACCGTGGGCACTGCCCTGCAAATGGACCCGAATGTGAAAGGTCTGAAAACCACAGGCCGCGTACTGATGACTCGCCGTAGTGCCGGTCAAACTGCGCTGCTTACTGGTGCCATGTCTTTCACCGGCAACAATGCCAAGGGTTCTAGCCCGGTCACCGAAGCTGTCAACATGATGGCCGGCAACCAGACCTCTGCCGCTGTACGTCAGCAGATTGCACAGCAGAAGGCCCAGGCAGTGGCTGATTTGTTCCACCGCCCATTGTCTTACGACCCACGCAAGGCACAAGCTGGGCACATGGTCCCCACCCTGGCGCCTGACGGCCGAATAGCTGACTACCGTCACATGATGACCGAACAAAACCGCGATGTCCTTTTGGACCGCGATAATTCGATGGATCAAGTGCTGGGAGTCATGGCTGGTCAAATTGCTGACAAAGTGTCCACTGTTCAACAGAACACTGACGTTGTTCGCTCGATGTATGATCAATACCGCGCTGATTACACTTCGCGTCCTTCTTCGTACATTCGTGTGTCTGCGGACAGCAAAGATAAAGGTTTGGCTGAGTCCTACCGCCTGTTGCCAGAAAGCACCAAGCAAGAGATCCGTAAGGTATGGAAAGACGACGCAATGTATGTGCCGGCTGACCAACTCGACCTGATCTTTGGTTATCGCAAGTTCAGCCTGACCAATTCGTTTGACGAATTGCCAGGTGACCGCAACATGTTTGAAAAGGTGCTAGTTGCTGCTACTTCTGCGATCTACGGCGAGAAAGCTGCGCTTCGCGTAGGTCAAGCTGAAGACATCATGCAAACCCTCGTTAAAGAGATGAAAGACATTCTTGTTGTTAAGAACATATTCACTCTGGCGGGCAACATCACGTCGAACATGACATTACTGGCTTGGGAAGGTGTTCCTTTGCGCAAGGCTGCTGCTTCGCACGCCATTGCGATCAAAGGTGCTCTCGATTTCCGTAAGGATTCGAAACGCCTGCTGCAATTGCAACAAGCTGTAGAAATTGGGTACTTCGCTGATAACACTGCTGCTGAAGCAGAGATTCTGGAAATTCAGGATCGTTTGGCACGTAACCCGATCAAACCGTTGGTGGATGCAGGCTTGATGCCTACTATCGTGGAAGACGTTGAAGTTGACGACGACCGCTACACCTACAAAGCTCACTTGGCCCGTAAGGTAGAGAAGTTCACTGATAAGGTTCCAGCTTGGATGCGTACTGTCGGTAAGCAGGTCTATATGACCCATGACACCGCCACGTATAAATTCTTGAGCCAAACAACTCAGTTGTCTGACTTGGTGGCACGTTATGCGCTCTTTGAGCACCTGACTACCCGCACGAAAGATCCACTGAGTACTGCTGACGCTTTGCGCCAAGCTGAGGACAGTTTCGTAAACTACGACCTACCTTCGCATCGTACACTGCAATATCTGAACGATATGGGCATTGTGATGTTTACCAAGTACTACTTGCGTATTCAGAAGGTGATCATGCGTCTTGTGCGTGAGAAGCCTGCACGCGGTCTGATGTTGGCGGCAGTTGGCCATATGTGGTCCGGCTTGGATTCCATCATGGATTCCAGCTGGCTCAACAAGATTGGCAATAACCCGCTGCAAGATGGGGCACTTGGCTACTTAGGCTCTCTTAAAGAGCTTCCAGCAATCAAGTTGCTGTAAAACAAAAAACCCCCTTACTTAGGGGGTTTTTTCATTGCGTCAATCACGAATTCCTTGATCGCTGCCCAAACCAGGAAGAGTATGAAGGCAAGCACCAACACCACTGCCAGGACAAAGGCAATGATCTTGAATGCGTAGCCTAACACGACAACTGTGGTGAGAAAGGCGATCAAGGCACCTAATCCGATACAGACTGAGAAAAGGCGCTTGATCCCCCGGATCAATGCTTGGTCGGGCGACGGATGATCATAGCTTCGCCGATTGCCTTACCGTTCAGGTAAACCAAATCGTCGTCGCCGATAGTCATACCTTCTGGCAACTGGGCGTTGATTTCAGCACGGGCCGCGGCCATAGGGTCGACCGAACCTTCGTTTTTGCTGGCCGTGCCCGGGGCACCTGGAGCCTGCGTTTCTTCAGCCGGTTTGAACAGGTCAGCTGCGGCATTAGCCAGGGTATTGGCTGCTTCCTGCTGATTGATGTTGTACAGGGTTGCTGATGCCTCTGCTAGCAAATTGGCAGCGGTTGCGGCTGCAAGCAGAGCTTCATTACATTTTCGGCACATACTGCGTTCCTTCTGTTGGTGGGTGTATTGGTAGTGCAACTGCCGAGCTTCCCATGGCAACACTCATCGCTGAGTGGCAGTTGCACGACCAAAACACCCTCCATGTGTAAACCTCTCCGAAGAGTCAGCTTACGGCGGTTGATGTTTCGGGTGAGTTACCAACTCACAAGGTTATAGGTTATTACGCGAGCGTTACGGGCTCGCAAGCACCGGACTTCGGAGAACGATACTTTATGTCTTTGAATCGGTAACCCCACTGTGGGCCTGCAAAGCCAGGGGACGCATAGTGCAGCTCACTCGCTGCGCGTGGACTTATATCACCAACAAACAGTATTTCGGTACAACATACTCACGAATGAGTATTGGAGAGCATCTGGGCATTGTTTCCGTATCTGCCCTCTAAGTGCGGGCGTTTCTGTAGTCCATCCCAGATGCTTTCCAATACCGATTCTGAACTCGATATTGGGTACGATTTTATGTTCGAACAGACATAACCAGAATCGTTCTGGTGTAGACGGGCCGTTATATCCTGGCTCAAGGATAGGATCGGGTGCCTCGCAGTAGATGCAAGATCTTAGCTTTTATCCGGACTAAACCGGCCCCAATTCGGCGGTACACCCAAGAATCGAACTTGGATACCGGGAGCGACCCAGTATTCACACATAAACAACCAGTCCTGCTGATGTCACGTCAATTCATGGAGCTACCATGTTTATCAGTGACGGCAGTTGTGTGCATGCACCAAAACTTCAAAATTCCGGCTCGTTGTTTTCCAAACAGTTTTCGCGGTAACAAACGGCGTACTGTTTGCCAACTTCAGTTGGTTTTGGTGTTCAGTACCGATCACACCATTATTCGTTCTTTTTATTCCCGGAGTACGAATGACACAGTCCCCTCCGTGTTGCTCAGTCGAGCGTGGTGCGAATCTCAGTACGAGGCACCCATCCGCCGCTGGCTTTCACCATGCAACCGATAGTACCGCTGAACTTCACATCACGCTCTGTCTGGTAGCCGTACCAACTGCACTTGCTCCATCCAAAGCCCCAACCGATACCGATCACGACAATGAAGAAGGCAAGCACAATCAGTGCAGCTTTCAGGTGAGCCACTTAGGCACCCTTGCGGATTTCGAAGTGTTCTTCGCTGAGGCGGTAGCCCAGCTCACGTGCGATCTCTTCGATCACTTTGCGCTCTTCCGGTTCGACTTCACCGTCGGCCTTGGCGATTGCCAGAACGTTCAGTACCACGTCTTCGACGTGATCATCGTTACCGGCGATATCGCGGATTTCGCGCAGGATCTTGCTGCGGCCGACCAGGAAGTCGCCTTCCAGCAGATCGGAGAAACGACGGATCGTCTTACCGATGTCCGCGCCGAAGTGCTTGAGGTTTTCGTTACCGGCAATCAGCTTTTCGAGCTTATTCAGCTCGTCTTTCTCGATTTCGCCATCGGCTGCGGCGACCAACAGGCCACCACCGACGATTGCTTCCATCAGGTCGCGGTTTTCGACTTTCTTGGCGCCGCGGAACAGCTTGCCAGCGAGTTTACTGAACATGATCATTTTCCTGGATTGGCAGGTCATTGCCCGGAGGCCGGGTTGACGCTGCGACAATTTTGGTACGCATGTCACGGCCAACGGCCGCGCCTAATGCCCACTCTTGATGATTGAAGGTGTCGTCTTCAGGGAAGGCATTCACCAACTGGCTTGGGTCGGGCACCGTAAAGGTTTGCTCTAAACCAAGGTTGTAAGCGGCAGAGGTGACTGACGCTACTGGCGCCTGCGAAGTGCCTGTCAGCTCGAACTCGGTCATGTAGCCAACATAGGCCACGTTGATCAAGGTCGAGCCTTCAGGAATCTTACGGCTCTCACGGGCGCCATTTAAAATGGGGATCGTGACAGCACGGGACTTCGACCAGACAAATGCACTCAGGGGGACATACGCCCCCGGCTGAGGCACCGACCAGACTGCCAGGAACCAATGACGCTTTTTACTGCGTTCATCGGCCTGGGTCATGATCAGTCGAACAGGTTGTCGTCGCCAGCTACGGCTTCGGTGCCAGCTACGGCAACACCGGCTTCTTCGGCGGCAACAGCAACGCCAGCATCGGCGACGGCATCAGCCACAGTTTCAACCGGGACTTCTTTGGCAACTGCTGCCGCTTTCGCTGCAACAGGTGCTACTTCGACCGGTGCCTTCGGCTCGGTGTCCAGTTCGCACAGCAGTTCTTTCGAACCGCGCTTGAAGGCGAAGTCAGCGGTGACCTTGGACGGATCGAACGCAGTCATGCCACGAGCGGCCAGGAATTCGCACAGAGCCAGGGTTACGTCAGCGTGGGAGAGAGTCAGTTTCATTGTTTCGTTCCTCGGTAAAATTGGATGATTTGTTTGTAAATTTCGGTCTGGAGACCGGCATAGATGGCGCCCAGTGCGTCAGCCATGTGTTCCGCATCGCCCAACAGGATTTCTCCGTTGGACTTCCGTGGCCAGGGGGCCTCGGGGTGTTTCTTTATCGCCCACTCGATCATTTGCTTCTTGGTAGCCTTTCGGTCACCTACAGCCGCAAGTTTGACTTCGTTGGGCGTTACTTCGACGAATTGAGATTTGGCGCGGAGACTGCCCAAAACCCCAATGCAGATACCAGAACATAGCGAGGCGCGGGCGCTTTGACTCCCAACGGGAATTTCGGCGAAGGTAAGACTCGCTGCTGTGAAGGGAGCTACGCCCTCATATAACTGGTTTGCCGTGCGCAGATCTTGTGAGTTCTGCCGTACCTGCTTTCCTTCGAGCGGTTCAGCCCGCACAACCCGGAGGGTTTTGACGGTCAGTTGCCCGGTGTCGGTGTCAATCGTTCCACCGGCTATGCCCCAGTTACGGGAACTTGGATCGTGTCCCGCGACACTGAGGCGTGCCATTACACGCCAGCGCGGTTGAGGCGACCCTGGGTCACATTGACCAGTTTGGCCAGCAACACACCGGTTTGGCGAAGGTCTTGCAGTTCATCGGCGGCCATGTCCGAAACGTCCAGTTTTCCGCTGTCGACTTCATCGAAAAATTCGGTGATGCCTTGCAAGCGGGAAGCGTACTGGAACATTTCAGTCAACACCTTCTGCACATGATCAGGCAGCTCACGCTGTTCCTGGGTCAGTGGGCGGTTGCCACGATGGATGTCTTCGGCCAACAGGAAACCGGCGAACGGCCACAGTTGGTTGCGGGCGTCCTCGTAGGCGAATTTCTTCGCCAGCTCTTCACTGTAGTTCTCGGCCGAGACCGCGCCCAGGTTTTTGCCCAGGACAGAGAAGCCGTTGTGCAGGGTGATTTGGCACAGCATGCCCAGGCCATCGATCTTGAGCAGGGACTGCTCTTTGATCATGGCGTCCAGAGCGGCAGGGGTGACCCGTGGCGCCTTGGTAAGGCCGAGGGCCTGGATCTGTGCTTCGGTGACAGCTTCGTCTTTGGTAGACATGTACAGCTCCTGAGAAGGGTCGGTTACCCGACCCATGGGGGTGTTCAGTCGAACAGGGAGTCGACAGCTTCGCCACCAGCAGTGGTAGGCGTGCCAGCAGGCCCACCGGCACCAGCAGGCGCAACCAGCTTGTCAGCCTTGACTTTGTTCACGACTTTACCGGTGTTGGCTTCGACCCATTTCGGGTAGAAGTCAGCAGCGACAGGCTGGCCTTTCTGCTTGGCTTCGCGCAGCTCGGCGATGGTCGCATTGTTGTCGGCGAAGAAGATCTTGCCAATCTGGTTTTCGAACTTGGTGTCCGGTACGCCAGGCTCGCCAGCTTTGTGAACTGGCAGGTATTCGTTGCCGACCTTGATGGTCTTGTTCACTTCGTGCTTTTCCAGGCCCAAGATGAACTTTTTGCCGATCAGCTCGACCGCCATTGGCACTTCGGTCGGAACGTCTTTCTTCTGCTCGTAGTCGCGCAGTTTCAGGATTTTCGTTTCGAAAGCCAGAGCGTTCAGCTCTTTCTTCGCGCAGAACATCGAGATCGCGTTGACGTTGTTGAAACCAGGCAGGTAGGACTTCTTACCGTCGCGTTCGTAGTACGGCTTGTTGCCTTTGGCATCGCCGGAGGTTACCCACTCGGTGAACTTGAACTTGCGGCCGTCGTCGCCTTGGACTTCGAAAGACATGCTACCGGCGCCGCCTTTGGACTTGCCAGCGTATGCAGCCAGGATGGTTACAGGGTAAGCACCGCCGTCCCAGACGAAACCACCACCGAGACGGTCACTGTCCGTTTCGATCTGTTCGTTCGTGGTATTAACGGTGTTGGCAAAAGGGTTCAGACTCATGATGTTGCTCCAGTATGGAAGGGAAGTGTTTAAAAATCACAAATGCCACCGGAGGTGGCCCTTATGTGTAGAAGATGCCTGCTTCGATCAGGTTTGCGACATTCAACAATGCAGTCATTACATCAGTGTCTTGTTTCTGAGCAACTTCTCGCACTAAGTTTGCTTTGAACACATTGAATGCAATGGCCGCTTCAGCGGGTGTGTCGTATAAACCTATGTAGATGTTTTTGCCGTCAATGCGCGTGCGGGCCATAAAGCGATTCTTTATGGCGTCCACCCCCACGGGTAATCCTGTTTTCTTTACAGAAGGCCGTGAAACCATGCAGTTGACACGTTGTGGCACCCACAGACAGAAGTCAGGGCCATACACTTTATTGCCTGGCACTTTCAGGTCTTTATCCAAAGCCTTATCTTGCCAGTTGTGCAGGTCTGCCCATTGCTGGAAAGCTGAGAATTTTAACCAGCGATTGTCAATAGTCACACCTTCGTAGCATGGGTACTTGGCCCGCCACTTGGGACAGCAAGCGCGTTGTAAGGCAGCTTTCCACTGGGCGTATAGAGGACAGTCCCGGTTCACGTAATAGGCATCATTGATGCCTACTCCGTAAACGGCTGTTCTCCTGGAGATGCTCATGGCGCCTGCGGGTTTACGTACAAAAGTCATAGTGCCTCCGTTAAGTAAGCGGTTAGACTAGTGCCCGCAGTCTACACAGTCAAGCTCAGTTATAGTATTGATCCATCCGGTCGAGAACCAGCTGGATGTCGTTGTCGATGAAGACTTCGTTGTCCGCCCACATCATCATTGGGCCACGGATGCGCGTATTGAGCGTGTCCTTCGTGACTTCCGTCTGATAGACGTGTTTGAACCCGACGTTACGTTCTTTGTCGGTGATTTTCAGCAAATCGCTGCCTTCAACCAAGTCGTCGATCTTCACCTTCTGGCACATGAGCACCAGGGAGAAATCCTAATGTTCAGCTACGGTCGTTAAGCGTAGCCCGGATAGTTAATCCAGCTGCATGTCACCATGCAGAGCAGACTATATCATCACCCCTTTAGGGTGCTTCCCGTTTCGAGCCACTTGGCCCTACGCCCGAAGGCTAGTCGTTGAACGTTCAAACCGGTTTATCTATCCCATGATTGGAATGGAAACCGAACTCAATTAACTTGGCTTGCCTTGCGGCAATAGCCTCGTCAAGTGAATAATGAGATGAGCGATGAACACGAATCCCGTCGTGGAACACATCTGCCATGAATTGCTTCGCCCCGTTGCGCTTACTGACCCAAACTCCCGGATGCCCGGTTGTATTGTCGATGCGCTTGGATTGATTCCTGTTGTTTACGGCCTTTGATACATCTCGCAGATTTACAAAACAATTGTTCTGTTCATCGTGATCGATGTGATCAATGTTGCCTATAGGCCAATGCCCTGTGTGTAAACGCCAGATTATGTGGTGCTCCGCATAAAGAAAGCCGTTTAAGTTAATAACGCGATGACCCCGTTTAGAAACGGAACCTGCCCTACTACCTACAACAACTTTGCGTGAAGTCCCTTTAGCTATCCAGGTTAAATGCCCTGTCTCAGGGTTGTAAGAGAGGCGTTCCGCCAACTCAGCTTGTGTCACTAATCGCTTATCCATTTTTGCTTCGCTGCTGATTGTCTGTTTAAGTATGCTAGCACACCTTGGCAGAGATTCCAGCAATTAGAGAAGTTATTCAACTGTCATTACTGACAGAGGGCGCCAATTCTCAACGCTTCGATGCCTTGGTTCTTGAGCGAACCGGCGACAGGGATTGCCGTTTCCATGACCATGGCGGTTTCGTTGTACACGTCGAGCGTGTGCGCGAGGAAGATCACCTTCTTCGTGGACTTCGCAACGTCAACCTGCATGGTTGCCTTGAAAAACTCAGCAAAGTTGCCCCAGGCTGCGCGCCCGTCAGTTGCCGGTTTAACGAACTGGCTGATGTACATATCAAGCCAGAAAGTCAAGGTATCGACGACGATGACTTTGATGTGGTCTTGCTTTTCAGCCCAGGCGAAAGCATCGCGGACTTGAAGCGGGTTGGTCACCGTTCGCTGCACGAACTTGGCGGGGAACGGCAGGCGTTTGCCGGCTTCGCAGTTCAGATAGAGAACTGACTCAGGATCACGCAGATTCCGCAGAGAAGCTGATTTGCCGCTGCCGGATTTGCCACAAATAAGTGCCAAATGTTCATTCATGAAAAACTCCAGGTGTAAGATCACAAAAGCCCCGGGACGGGGCCAGTGTGAGAGTTAAGGACGTGCTGCCAGCTCTTTGCCAACAGTGACCATGATTGAGCCAAGAATCTCGCCCTCGGTGAGTTTGTCTGCCAACTTATCGTTGAGAGACGACACGAGGTCTTTGATTTCCGCCCAGTTCTTGCCGGCTTCGATCAGCAGACGGGCATAGCGGTGCAACATAACGTTGCGGTTGCCATCGCCAGTATTGTTGATGATCCAGCGTTCCAGGTTGTCCATTTGTTGCTGGGTGCCCAGGCGATCCTGACGTTCCTGGTTTTTGCTGGTTTTCGGGATGAACGGGAGTACGTCAAACAGTTCACCTTCGGTTTGCTCAAAATCACCCGGGTTGGACATCCACTTCTTGCTGCGGTGCGTACACGATTCGTCCACTTGGAACGGCAGAGACTCCAGCACGTTCTTCATGAACTCCTTGTATTCCTTCGCATCCATTTTCAGGACGTAGTTCGTCGGAAGCAGGATACGGTAGCGGTTTTCCGCTTCCGTGTGACGTTTGGTCGTGTAGTAGATGGCTGCGTAATCTTTCAGCAGCATCTTCGCCGTAGCCAGATTCATGGTCCCGTCGATGTCCAACACGATCATGTTGAACGCAGGGATGCACGTATCTTCGGTGCGATGGCCACCATGTACATGGTGGTTGAGCCAATGCAGATCGCCTCCTGTTACCAGACGTTCCAGCATGAGCCACGGCACAGTTTTGTTGAGGTAGCCCTGTGCCGGGTGTTCGCCGGGGTTGCCGCGGGCATACGACACAATCATCTTCGTCAGGTCAGTGACCTGCAAGCATTCGCCACGGATAAATTCGATCCCGTCGGTGAACGCCTTTTTGATGACGATGTTGTTCTTGTAGCCCCAGGCAATTGCCATCTTGACCATATCCGCCCGGATAGCCTGACTTCCCTTGTAATAAGGCAAATCCTGCATCAGGTCGGGCTCGGTGACTTCTGCTCCGCAGTTACCGAGGTATCGGGCCAATTTGACATATGGCCGCTCACGAGACAGCAGAAGCTCGAAAGCCTTACCGCTTTCTTCAGCCAGCTTCACAGCTTGGTAGAAATGCTCTGGCAACAGTTCCGGGGAACCGCTGATGAATGCATATGCACCGGCTGCTTTCAAAGCCTTGAAGTAGCGATGAGAAATTTCCGCTTTGCGTTGTTCTTCATGTTCCGGCAGTGCTTCGGCAATGCGCTCACAGTCAATCTTGTACTGGATCACCAGCAAGCTGGTTTCCTTGGACATAGTCAAGACTGTGTTCATGTTGTGTGCGTCAGCCAGGTAACCCAGGCGTTCGCTGAAATCATCGACAAACACGGACGAAGTTTTATTCGTCATACGGTCGTAGATCTCATTGGCAGACAACGAGAGATCGCGTGTGCTTTCTTTGCCAAAGCTGAAGAATGAACGACGTGCATAGCCGGTATCCAGCAACGACATCAGTTCTTCTTCGATCTTGCCACCGTCAAGCAGCTTGGACGGTGTGCCGAACATCATGAGGTTCGTTGGCGTGTTGCCATTGATTTCCTCGTGGCGGACGTTCTCGGCAGTGACTTTGGTGATTTTCTGACGAATGCCACCAATGTCGTACAACTCCAAGAACGTGGTCAGCACTTCGCTTGCCGAAGTCAGGTTAGACCCGATTTCGTCGATGATCAGGTTCAATGCACCTGAGTCTGCAAGCAGTAGCTTGTGGCGCATCTGCTTTACGGCTGCTGGGGTGCCAGAGTCGAAGCTGTACACCAGAGGACCAAGGGAAGCGAATTCCTTCTTGGTCTTTTCCAGTTCAAAGTCGTAATCCGTCTGGTCACGGCTGGAACGCTTGAGCGCCAGCTTCTCCAGGTTTGGTTCGGCGATGTACGGGAAGTTTTCCAGGAACTGTTCGCGGAATCGGTTGGTGATTTCCTTTTCCAGAATGTTCGTGGAGAAACCCTTACCGGCGCCAGATGTTGCCAGGTTCAGGGCGTACATGTTGACCGGGATGTCACCGCGGTCGTGTGTGCGGATCAGCACTCGCATCTGCGAAGCAATCATGCACAGATGGAACGTGGTCAGTACCCGGAAGAACAGATGGTTCGAACTCTGTGTCTTTTCACACAGAATTCGTACAACGTCTTCAACGTCAGGGTTATAGGGCATGTCTTCTACAGCAATCATCGTATTCTCCGGGTTCTGTTACAGGATTAAGTCGCCGGCTGCAATCAGCGAATCCTTTTGCTTGCAAGCGAGGAATGCATTGCAATATTTGCAGCCAGTTACACCGCCTCGCTTGGTAACGAGGACGCCGCCTTTGGTAGCAACGTGCAGGTCAGCTTCAGCTTTGTCGGTGAAGTTTTTGGAGGAACGAGCACCAGGCTCATGTGCTTTTTCTGGTTTGGCGAACCACCGGTACGTGTCTTCCTTGCGCCACAGCTCCTTGTCGGTGCATTGAGGCATTTGCTCCTCATCTGCATGTTCAAGGTCGATCAGCTGCTGAACCTTGCGTTCCACCCACTTATCCGTCTCTTCATAGCTCATAAGCTGGAGCTTGCGAGTATGCATGCGGGCCGGTGGGTAGTTGTCAGGATTCATGTTGCGGTCCCGGCCATTCCAGTCGGTGAACTGGAACGTCAGGTTCATCCAGTCCTTGGTGACCAAGGTCGGATTCAACCACCGATACATGCTGCCCTGCAAGATGTAATGCTCGAAGTCGGCGTTCAGGAATTTCCACACCGAGGTGTTCTTCAAGTCCTCGACGGCACCGTCGCCGATGAAGTCGAACTTGCCGGTCACGCGGACGCCCAGGACCGTCTTAGCGCTGCGGATCTCCGTGTAGACGGCAATGATCCCGCCTGCGGCTACTTCCTCGGCAGAGGGGTTCACACGCACCTTGCTGGCCACACCCTTCGGGTAACCCAGGCGAATAAGTGTGTCTACCAGCTTGGGCGATTTCCATGCCGCCTCGAAAGCGTCGTGGATCGCGGTGCCATTGCTGGACGCAGCTAGATCAGCCACATCGGTGGACGCCATGCCCTCGGGCACTCGACGGGCCAGGATGATTTGCTTTACTGGTTTCAGCAGTGCTGTTACCGACAAGCCGGCCTCTTCCCGGTCATACGTTTCATGTGCCAGGTAAACCTGGGCGAACAGCGACAAACCAGTGTTATTGGTGTACTTCATGCGTTGTGCTCCGGTTGTTCAGCCAGCCACGCCCCAAGGGTGCGATGGGCTTCTTTGAGGTCTTGGTAGACAGTTTTGCCTCCCGTGCGGCACCCGGGCACCAGCAATTTCTTGCGTGTGTGGTATAGGCGGGACGAAGACAGTGGGAACAGGTCGTCGATACGGTAGGTATCGATAGCTGCCCAATGAGCTGGAAGGGCTTTCCAGTACGCCGGGTAATCTGCGGCCAAGCGCAGAGCCTCGTTGTCGTTTGGAGGTTCTGGGGTATTTCGGTGCGTCAACATACGGTCGTTAAGCATTTCAGCTAAATCGTCGGCACCTAGTTCAAACAGGCGCCGGGAAACGGTATCCACTTCTTGTACTGCAATTTGCATCATATTGGGCATGCGATTTCCTTCTTCAGTTGGTGGCGCTGGCGTAGTTCAGCCAACGATGGTTCATGACGTACCAGTGAGCGCGGCTCTAGGTGCTTTGTCATACGGAGGATGACCAGCTTTGCTGCTGCCATGTACCGGCGTGCTTGTCGGTCAGATAGGCGTAGTACGCTGGCCAGATGCTCGCTTGAGATGTTCTCCATATAGGAGAGCACTGCGAACAGGCGCGTTGGTGACAAGTTGCCACCGGAACCATGATCCAAGGTGCAGACACCGGTCACGATATTGTCGATCAGCGGGTTGTCGTTCACGTAGCGGAAGAAGGCAAATCGCTGGTGATGTGGGTTGTGCAGAAACCGCACGCGGTTGGTGCTTGGCTTGTAGTCACGCTGCAAATGCATGTTCACTCGATCCGTTCCAGATTGGCCCAATGATGCGGCCAGCGATGGGTAGCTATCCTGCAAATTCATGGATCACCTGTGGTTAATTTTTGGTCAATCGAAACGGACCCATATATATATATATAAGAGGGGACTCTCCTCCCCGATTCGCTATGCGATCATGAAGGCTCCCGGAGGGAGCGACTCCCCTCATCCCCCACACCCACCCACGGACTCGACCGAGCCGGCGAAGTGCCGCTAGGGCCGCGCAGCGGACCCGACGCGAGCACGAGAGCCGGGTGAGGGAGAGGCCAAAAAGATAAAAAATAGACAACAAAAAACCCGCCAGAGTAGTGGCGGGTTTCGGTCTAGAGCACTGATTTTCAAGAAGAAAGATAGGATTTTGCTGCTGACCGTGGATGCAGAGTATTACGGGAATAGAGCTGCGTCAAGCACGCAAACCCCCACCGTCTTACCCATCCCGGCACTCGTTCGCTACGCTCACTCGATTGGGCGGGACGACGGATGGTGTTTGCTAGGGAAAAGGGGTGTAGAATCTCGGTCAATTATGTTAAGGGGGCTTTATGAGCCAAGTTTGTGTAATCACCGCAGATGGTAGCTATGTTTGTGGTACGGGTCAGTGGACTGGCCCGAAGCCTGGCGATCCAAACACATCTGACATTCTGCTGACGGCAGTACCTGCCTTTGGCGGTATCGATGTGAACTGGACATGGCCAGACACCTATCCGGAGGCTGTCGCGTACACGACTATTTATCGTGGCACTGGCGATGACTTTAATGCGTCTACTGTGCGTATTGCAGCTGCCTCCGGCAATTTCTTTTACGATGCTGTCGAAGATGCTGTAGCAACCCGGTACTACTACTGGATCATGCTCACGTCTATTTATGGCACCAAATCTCAATTGATCGGCCCTACCTGGGCAGTTGCGAAGCCTCGCATCGAACAAATGATTGAAGATTTGACAGGTCAGATCGATAATGGTGTTTTGGCTCCGGCCCTCAAGAATGAGATTGCGCGTATTGAAATGAACGCCTTGGGTATTACACAAGAGGTTCTTGATCGCGCAGTTGAAGATGAAGCCCTCGCGGCAGAAATCACCACAGTAGGTGCCTATTCAGGCGAAACGCGGGCACTGCTGCAACAAGAGGTGCTGGCACGTACCGAACAAGGCAGCGCCTTCGTATCCACAGTTAACACCCTGTGGTCTGAGGTGAATGGCAACATTGCCTCTATTCAAATACAACAAACGGCCCTGTCCAACCAAGTGCAGACTTTGGCACAGCAGTTGACCACCTTGGAGTCTCAGGTAGGTGAGGACTTGGCCCAGGTGCTGCAAACAATGCAGACCAAGATTGATGTGGTCGACGGCAAAGTTGTCGCTATTGGTGCCCTGTACACAGCACAAGTGAACGTAAATGGGCTGATCGGCGGCTTTGCTGTTTATAACGATGGCACTACAGTAGAAGCCGGCTTCGATGTTGATCAGTTCTGGATTGGCCGCACTGGTGCCAACAAGCGAAAACCTTTTATCATTGATAACAATGTCGTCTATATCGATGATGCGGCTATCAACAAATTGGTATTCAGCAAGCTCCGTGATGAATCCGGTAGCTTTGTTGTTGCCAATGGCAAGATTCAGGCTCAATACTTGGCGGTGGACACACTTGTTGCTCGCCAGGCGCAATCCACTAACTATGTGGCTGAAACCTCTGGTTGGTCGTTGGCTGCTGATGGTAATGTATATATCAACGGCGCAGGCGGTGCAGGGCGCATGGTTATCACCAGTACGCTGATTCGAATCTTTGACCAGTATAACCGCCTGCGTATTCGCATGGGGATTTGGTAATGGCCCAGGCTGACCTTGAATGCTACGATGAAAATGGTAACGTGACCCTGACAGCGGCAACGCTGTTCGGTCGGGTACTTGGTAGTCTATCTACAGGCACGGCCAACGGCTCTGCATATTTCCCTGGTTTAACCACGTCAGGGGCAGAACATTGGTACATGTCTAGTATATCTGGGTTGCCCGGCAATAATTTAGTCTGCATTCCCCGTATCTCCATTGCAAATGACACAGTTACCTGGACTTTCGTGGATTACGCTATTAGTTCAAATGGTAACTTGGCCCCACGAGTAAGTAGCAATATTATTCTAGGAACTGATTAATGTTTGAATTATGGAAAGAAGACCAAAGTCGTGTACGTCTTGATGAAAACTCTCAAGTAAGCAGCTTTCTTGGTGCTTACTGGATAGATCGCACTAATTGGACGTATTACAACACACCGCCGTACTCGTCGTATGATGCGCAATTGGATGTACACAATGATACTTCTTTTGTAATGATGGGCACTACGGATGGGCAAGTTGTAGCTATTCAGCGAATGGTGCAAGGTAGTGGGGTAAAGACCCTTTATCTTACTGCTACTGATCGTGCTGGGATGTGGTTTTATTGTTTTGGGGCCAAAAACATCACTAATTCCAACTGTGGTCTTCAATTTTTAGATACCGCAGGTAATGTGACGTTTGATGCACAGGGTAAATGGTTACGTCTTGCTGGACGTGTTCGTAATCCGGTGTACAACCAGGACTACCCATGGCCCACAGGTGTGCCTACCATAGCTGTTGGCATGTCCCAACATGGGCAGTGGTTGCAGCCTAATATGCAAGGTCTATACCGCTCTTTCATGATTATGTCTTATGGCTTACGAGTTTCTACTGGTTTGGCTGCGCAACGTGTTGTTGTTAGACAAGGCCCTTTGGGTGACGCAAATTCGCCTCAGCCCCCTCCCGGAGATTTGTTCTTTGCGGACGTTACACGCTATTGATGGTAAAGTTGTACCATACCGCCCATAAGGGCGGTTTTTCATAGGAGACAGTCAATGACTGCCGTTATTTTCAAGTTCCAAAACCCGGATGGCACGCCGGTAGCGGCCACACCTTTTACGGTGTCTCTGCGTAAATCGTCCTTCGATGAGGCGCTTTCTAATGGCATTCTGATGCCTGGGGTTGTTCAAGGGCTGACAGACGCCGAGGGTAAATGCACACTGGAGCTTGCCCCAGGTTATGGCATTTATTATCTCACCATGGCAGCTGCTGGGGTGGTGGAAGATAGCGAGGGCTGTATTGCAGGTCTGCGCTACAAATTTATTGTGCCCGAGAGTGCTACTGCTGTTCGTGCAGAAGACTTGATCTTCACGACCCCTGTCTTCTCCCGGCCGTGGGATGAAGTGGCGTTATCTGTTATCACAGATGCTAAGGTAGCCACACTGAACGCGGCGGTAGATGCTAAACTGTCGGCCGAGGCTTCTGCTAGTTCCGCTGAAGCGTCCGAAGCCTCGGCTGTACGTTCTGAGGCCGCGGCTGTTGCGTCCGAGGGTTCACAAGAAGCAGTTGAGGCGGCTGCTAGTCGCGCCGCTGCCAGTGAAGTTGCGGCAGGGCTGTCGGCTGAGGCTGCTGGGCTCAGTGAGCAAAACTCAACACTTAACGCATCTCAAGCTGAAGCCAGTGCTACTGCTGCCGGTCAGAGCGCAGTTGCAGCGTTAGGCCACAAAGACGCTGCTGCACAGTCTGCGCAAAGCGCAAGTGAACATGCTACGGCCTCGCAAAACTCTGCTCAGCTTGCTGAAACTTCCAAATTGGCTAGTGATAACTCTGCTGCCCAGGCTCTTGAACATGCAACTGCCGCGGAGGGTAGCGAAGCTGCAAGTGCTGCAAGTGCCCTAGCCTCAGAGACGGCGCGCCTGGCTGCTGAAGCAGCGTTGGCCAGTCTTGAGCCTCAGATGGCAGAGATGGGTAACCTTTCCCTGGCATCTGGTGTTTATCCACCTAAGCCCCTGACTGGTGCTATTTGGCGTATTTCCGAGGGCGGTACAGTAGATGGTGTCATTTTTGCCGTCGGCAACGCTTTGGTTTACTCCAAAGTGGATGATATTTTTTATCGTTTGGGCTCGTCTGAAGGTAGTACAGGTGCCGGCGTACTTACCGTAAATGGGCGTGACGGTGACGTTACCCTACAAAAAGGTGATGTAGGGCTCGGCAACGTTGATAACACAGCAGATGCCAACAAACCTGTATCGTCGTTGCAGTTAGTTGCACTTAACACCAAAGTCGACAAAGTTGCCAATAAAGGGCTGTCCACCAATGATTTTGACGCTTCTTACAAAAGTCAGTTAGACGGCCTTCCTGATTCCTTGGCTTCCAAGGTCAGCAAGGTCGCGGGCAAAGATTTGTCGAGCAACGATTTTACCAATACGCTCAAGGACAAACTTGACGGCATTGCTGCAAATGCTACTGCCAATAACACCGATGCGTATCTGCTCAACCGGGCCAATCACACAGGCACTCAGGATGTCTCTTCACTTACTGGTTTGGCTGCTGCCATTCGTGATGTTGTCTTAGCTGGCTTTGTCCTCACCGATGCGACTGCTGTAACCGCAGCGGATAAATTGATTGTTGCTCTTGGCAAGCTGCAAGCCCAGCTCAATAACAAACTGGGCTCTACCGCTAAAGCTGCGGATTCTGCGTTGCTTAATGGGCAACCTGCTAGCTTCTATGCCCCCCCGGCTGTAATGACTGGTGCTACGGCTAGTGTGGATGGGACTAAGGGATTGGTTCCGGCACCGACTGTAGCTGACCGGTTAAAGGTTCTTAGTGGTGCAGGGACGTGGGTGTCCCTGCCAACATCTTCGAGTGCAGTGTGGGGAAATATCACCGGTACACTATCGGCACAAGCAGACTTACAGACTGCCTTAAATGCCATTAAGGTAGATCGGTGGCGTTCTGTTAATCTATCTTTGCCAAGCACTCCAACAACTTACACACACACTCTTGGGGTAATAGCAGATGCTGTTAACGTATATGTAACTTTGACCTCAGCCGTTGCAGGTTGGCCAATTGGCACTATATTTCGATTTGTAGGTGTGGTGGATTATGGGGGTTCAGGTGGTCACTATGGTGTACAAGTTAATAACATAACATCCTCATCTTTTCAGTGTTTAGTAGGGACTGCTGGTATTACTATCCTCGGTACTACAGGCTCGGCTACAGGACTGGCTATTTCTCAGTGTACAATTCAGGTGGAGTTACTAGCATGGACATGAAATACTTTAGAGAATTTGATGGGGCTGTTTGGGCATTTCTAATAGATGGTAGTCAAGACTCAGCTATAACTGAGACAATGGTTGCTATGACTGAAGAAGAGGTTTATCTTCATTTGAATCCTCCACCTACCTTTGAGCAGCTTTCTTTTATCGAAAATCAGTGGCGAGAGTCGCAGATGGCCCGTATTGCTAATCAACTTTTGATGATTGAGGATGAAGACCCAGATGTTGAACCGGGCACTAAGCGGCAGTGGATGGATTACCGCATTGCACTGCGCAAGTGGGTTGAAGGATCGAGCGTCGATTTCCCCGATGCAACTAAACGCCCGCAGGCACCGGAGTAATTATGACACTCAAAGAAGTTAATCAAGTCCTTAATCGGATGTTCAGCTACTTCCCGACGAACTATGACAGTTTGGCTGTGCGGGTACTCCTTCTTACCATTGGTTTGCAGGAATCGCGTTTCACCTCGCGTCGCCAGTTGATCAGCAAGGTTGTCGATGGCAAGAAGGTACTTGTGCCTGAGGGGCCGGCAATCGGCTTCTGGCAGTTTGAACTCGGTAACGAGGCCAGTCGCGGCGGTGTTTGGGGTGTCCTCAATCACTTTCGGGTCGGACCAATCGCCAAGCAGTTCTGTCGCCAGATGGGTATCGCTGCTGATCCAAAGACTGTCTGGTTGGCCTTTCAGACCAACGATGTGCTGGCCGCTGGCTTCGCTCGCTTGCTGCTCATGTGCGATGCCCAGGCGCTGCCAAAGATCGGTGATGAAGAGGCTGCATGGAAATGCTACGCTGAACGCACTTGGCGCCCGGGCAAGCCTCACCGCGAAACTTGGGATGGCTTTTATGCTCAGGCACGTAAGGAATTGGGGGTTTAATGAATTGGAAGGTGCTGGCGGCTGTGGTCGCCACCCTTTCACTCCTGGCTTGGATACACTTTGACGGTGTATCCCGCGGGGAACTGAAAGGGAAGCTGGAAGTCACAGATTTACGGGAGCAGTTGGCAACGGCCAGGGCCGATGCCCAAACTGCATTGAATGAACACCAGCGTCAGCTTGACGCGCAAGCCAAAGAGATGACCGATGTACATAATCAAGAAATGGGCGATCTGCAACGCATTGCTGCTGACAGCCGCGCTTCTTCTGACGGCATGCGGGGTGAACTCGCCGCACTCCAAAGCCGACTGCGAAACCAGTCAACTAGCAGTACCGGCGCTGGATTCCAGCTACCGGCAGCAACCAAAGCCGCAATGGTGCTCTCCGGATTGCTCGACAGCTGTAGCGCTGAAAGATCGGAACTCGCAAGAGCTTTTGATGACTCTCACGCCCGTGGAATAGGGCTGGAAAAGCAGTATGATTCACTGCTCAATTCGCTGAACAAAGCCCCCTGATTGGGGGCTTTTTATTACCGATCGTGATCGTCTTCTTCTTCAGCATCCAAGAATTCGTCGATTACACGACTTGCGCTGATGCCTTGGGCTTCAAGCTCTTGTTCGTAAGCGTCGCACGCAGTCATTGAGCCGCACTTGTCATCCCAACCGCAGGCGATGACTTCGAAGGCTCCGTCGCCTACTTCAGTGTCCTCGGCCATGGCCTTGGTAAATTGAGCCAGGAACGCCCCGCACTTTTCCCGGTTTGCCACTTTCAGCTCAATGCTGAAAAATTCGTTACGATTGCTCATTTGAATATCTCGATGATGAATGGTGCCGACAATGCGGTCAGCCAAAGTTGAACTGCAAAAGGGATATTCCACAGCGCTCGCAAGGCCCGCTCCGGTTGATAACGGTCCCATTCTTGAAGGGTCATGACGTAGTGTTTATCACTTGGTTTCGCCATGCGATAAGTGCCCGCGTCAAGGCCGGTGCAGAGCCCCACAGAGCCTGGCATAAGGCTGCATCCTTGCACATCCCCATCGAGATGCGGGTTGTTGACGATAAGCATGTCGCCTACCGCCTGGGACTGTTTACCCTCGGCACCTTTATGGGTGTAGAAGGCAATGTCCGTGGCAATCACGATGTCACCATGCAGCAGGTTCATAGGCCCGCGGCGCTCTCGTTTCATAGAAACTCCAGGCGTAAAAAAGCCCCTTTCGGGGCTCTGGTTAATTGGCAGATGGGGGAGGCGTATACCCGATCCGTTTACCGAGAACAAACTCGGCGATGTTGAACAACTTGCCACCAAAGTGCGCGGCAATCGACGTTGCGATTGGCTGTGTCAGCCAAGCCGGAACAGTTTCATTAATTGCCGGGTACATGTCCCAAACAAGCCATCCTGCAATAACAGCCCCGAGGAGCTGTGCAATCAACCAGAAGATGGAGAATTTGTGACCGGTAGCCAGTGCCTGCGCTACTGACAGAATGCCAGTGCCCAGGCTGATAAGTAGTGCAAGGACCGCACCGGTGATGGTGGGATCGTCTTTCCAAGGCATACAGCTCTCCAGTCAAGATTAGCCTAATATGAAACAGCTCACATAATAGTGGCAATTTGACTGGAGCGGAACATTTAACCGACCAGGGCACTGCGAATTTTGGAAATTCGCTTGAACAGTTCGGTGTAACTTGGGTGCTGGCCCAGGAAGCGTTCGTTCACCTGATTGGACCACATAGGGCCGTAGATCTCGGCCATGAGCGGGCCATTCAAGGCAACAAGACCGTTCACGTCGGAGATCGGTGACAACTCCACCAAACGACTGGTCAAATCCAGTTTTTGATTATCGTCCAGTTGCTCCGACTTGCTGATGTCCATTGCGATGATCCCTTTCAGGATCTGTGGGTCGATCTTACGGAACAAGGTGCCGAAAGGGTCGAGACAGCCAACGACATAAGCGTCAGTGGCGAGGGCGAAGAATTCGCGTACAGTCCGGTCGCCCATGGCGTTCCAATAGCATGAATAGCTCATGCCGTTGCACACCACGGAGAATCGGCCTTTACCGGGTGCTTCGTCCGTCATGCTGACCGTGGCGACACGGGAACCGTCGTCGTCAGTGATGGTATATTCTTGCGTACTACGGGTGGTTACTTGCATGGTTTACAGCTCCATAAGGGCGTCGGCCACCGCCTGGATGATTGAGATGCTCTCTTCGGGCATCTGGCCGGTAGCAATGCTAACAGCCTGCGCCCGGGAAGTGAGCGGGAAGTATTCGGGGTGCTGCTCTTTGATAGAAGCAGCTACTTCGTCAGCCTCGCTCATTTCACTTCTTCGAACGAGTGTGTAACGCTTTGGGCGCGGACGGTGTCGTAGATGACCGCGTCTTGGTGGGCGCTTTTGATGTCGTCCGCGATGTTGTCGAGTTCTTCGTTTTCGAGGTAGTTGTTGACGTAGATCTCGCCCTTGGCTGTGCTGAAGTTTTCTGTGTTTTCGGGATCGATGTCGATGATGGTTTCGACGATGGTTGTGAGTCGGACTTGCATGGCAATTCTCCGTAGAGGGTGGCGTGAAGCGCTTTGCGCTTTTTCAGTGGAATGAGTAGGGTCTCTTTGCGGAATTGAACCCATTCCTCAAGAGATACCTGCTCCCAGTTGCCGGGGACCGGCAGGCTGTCCATGTCCCAGCTCCGCACGCAGCGGCTGGAACGATGAACGAAGAAATACCGGCCATTGACCGGTGCGTTACCGAATCGGCCGGGTGAGTGCAGAGACTTGGACATTTTTACTCCGATGGATAGTTCAATTGGAAAACGCCCAGACCAGCTTGAGCTATAAGCTCAATACCAGTCATGTCGTCGTGAACGCGGTGGAAATAAACCCGCTTAATCCCTGATGGGATGATTGCACGGGCACATACGTCGCAGGGTGCTACAGTGGAGAACAGCCAGGCACCATTGAGTGATGTACCGCTGCGCATAGCCCAGCCCATAGCGTTATTTTCTGCGTGAAGCACAGAACGATCGGTCTTCATCCGCTCTCTGCCATCTTCCGCCACAGGTGTGTTTTCGCAGCAGTTGGTGTGGTGACCAGCAGGCTGTCCATTCCAACCGGTGACCATAGCCCCGGAAGGGGACACGATGACACAGCCAACGCGCTCACGTAGGGCTTCAGTCTGGGCTTCAGCTGCATAAGCCTGGGACATGAACATCTGAAGATACTTGTCACGCAGCGGAGTCATACGCAATCCTCGAATGTGACGGAGGCAAAAGCTACCCCAGGCAGGTTACCGGCTTCAACTTCGCTGTTCAGTATATTATCGATCAGCTCTTCGTACCGGTCACCCGTCAGCTCTTTACCGGAGCCTTCAGGAACATTCAGTATTACTTGAAGAATTACTTGCATTGGTTTGCTCCTTTTCAGCGTATCTCCAAAGGAAACCGCCGACAGATTTAATGGCAGGGTTGGTGCCTGTACACATACAATTGATGTTGGTACGTACCGCCCCCGTTGCACGGGCAGCAGCCGCAATGGACTTATGCACTTCGATTAACTCACCATCCATACTGAGCTGTTCAACAGAACGGTTTTGACGTGTAATTACTTTACAAGTCTTACGGTCTGCATACTGTGCGTCATTGTTCTCTTTCCACGTAACCAGACGGATATTCTCGAAGGAATATCCGAGAGTTACGTCTTTGCGGTCGATTGAAGGCGCCAAGTCCTTATTGAACCCGGAAGCCTCCCATGCAGCACATAAAGCAAATAAGTTGTTGTCGATGGCCCAGTCGAACAGTTCATTTTGGCTGTACGTGGGTAATGCATGCCCCCGCGTTTTAGATGAAGTTTTTTGGCTGTTTCGTATGTAACTGATACGGCCATAGGGCGTTTGCCAGTACAGAGTATTCTTTATAACCACACAAGATTTGCATAGCGTGGCGTACCCTCCGCGATTCCGCACGGAGAGTGAAAACTCAGTTACTGGTTTATGCAGCTGACAGCTTTTGCAGGTTTTGCTCGTCATACTTTGCTTTACCTTCACGACATAGGCGTTTAATAGTTTCAACGTCAGCATCGACAGGCAAAGTGACTGGCTGTGCCCAGTTCTGGTAATGCACATCCATTTCGGCTCCGATCTTCACAGTTGGATGCTCCAACTCGGGTAAATCTTGCCATGCCATTTCTTCCGTCAGGTGCTTGTTGACCCAGGCCACAATGACAGGATCATTACGCACAATCAAGTAGATTGAGTCATGAATTAAACATACTGGCTTGATGTCGTAGCGAAACGGACTTGCCCAAACCAATTTCATGAATGCCGCCGCCGCACGGTTATTCAACAAGCCGTAAGATTGACCCATTGCATTACCCGCGGTGCGACCCTCTGCCGCAACTTCTTTGGGTGTGCAGTCAAGACCAACATATGATCGCCCAAGCATCGGAGTACGCAAACGAAGGCCAAAAGCTACAGTAACGTAGCCATCTTTGGTCGCTTGTACCAAACGGTCATGAATATACTCAGTTGATGCTTTGTATAGGGAGTGAAAGTTAGCTTCGATCCGTTTTGCCTTGTCTTCTGACCAACCGAGGTTTTTCATCAAGGTTGCGAACGTACCCTGGTAAGTTAAGGCAAATGTAGGGGCTTTTGACTCTTGGCGAAGATGTTTGTACTTTTTAGCAATGCTGTTGATAGAATCAACCGAAGTTGGGTCGATGTCCGGCATCTGATCACCAAAATATGCGTAAGCACGCAAACAATGGCCGTCATAGCCATCAATGTAAACTTTTAACTTGTTTGGGTCTCTTGTTGTTAGTGCTGAGATGTAATCTTCCAAACTGTTAAAATCTGCTCCACAGAACAGCCAGCCAGGTGGTCCCATAACCAATTCTTTAATTAACTGGCCATAAGCACTGCCCGCAGGCAAATTCTGGAGATTAGGGTCAGAAGACGACAAACGACCTGATACTGTACCGCCTATGTTAAAGACACCGTGAATATAGCGCATGCCGTCGGCTTTTAAGATTCCGTTTTCAAACGCGGGCATAAACGCCTGCAGAATCTTGGTCACCGCCGAATAGTCGATCAATGCTTGCAGCAATGCCTTATAAGGGGCTGCTGCTGCGTGATCGAGCAACTGCTTGATGATCTTGCCACCGGTGGCTGGCGCCTTGGTGGGTGTCCGTGCAAGCACAGGCAAGTCCATCAGCTCATATAGCAAACGGGCCAATTGCAGTGGCGAGCCTGGATTGAACACGGTATCGCTGAATTTCTCCAGCGGATGCTGTTTCGTCTTCAACTTGGCGTTGGCCGCTTCCATTGCAGAGACCTGCAACAGATAGTTCAGCTTGGCTACCATCGGATCACTTTGGATAACGAGCAGGTATTCCTCCTGCATCTTCTCCAGTTTTTCCTTGGTTTCGGTGACCTTCTTCGGGTCCATCGGCAAGCCCACCAACTCGACGTTGATGATCAGCTTCATGGAATCCTTCATCAGGCCGTTGTACAATTCCAGCTGCTGATCCTGCACCACGACAGGCATATGCTTGTCATAGGTGAAGTTCGTGGCCATACAGTCCACTCCGTTGTAGCGGAGTAGGTTTGGCAGCGGAATTTTACGGATGTCCTTGATGTCGTCCTCGGCATAGTTGCCGGTGAACTCTTGGGACTGGTATTTCAAGCCGAGGGTGTTACCCGAGCATGAATTGACCGAAAGGTAGCTGAGGATCTTGGTGCAATCCAGATTGCTGCACATGATGTCCAGACCTTCCAGGCAGCTCACGTAATCCAGAGGATCACGCATCCAGAGGTTGTAAATCAGGTGCTTCACGTCAAACGTGGCACTGTGGAACCGCTTGGCGCCGATGTACTTCTTGAGGAAGTCCTTGAGTATTTCACGAACCTCGGCGTTGTCCTTGCGGTAGTGATAGTTCCCATCTTCGTCCTTTGCGCCCAGGTCGTTCAAATCGACCGGGAATGCAATGAAGTCATGATGGGTCCAGGCCAAGGCAAAGGTGGCAATACCACATTCGTCCAACCGAAGGCTGTAGCCCTCAATGTCCATGGCCAGGTACGGGAACTTGTGCAGTTCCATTAGCGCGTTGCGGATTTCGTTCGGGGTCTTGGGGTAGAACTCCGAATGGATGATCTTGTCGCCAGGCGGGACGTAATTACCCAGCACTTTGCCACACAACGCGTCCAGACCTTGATCCATGTGTGCTTGCTTATCCGGTGCATAGATCAGCACCTGATAGTTCACGCCCAGGACCACTTGCATGTGCTCGTAGCCTTTCACGGCACAAGGCAGTGCGTAGCCCAGGTGAACCTCGGACTTCTTCTGGCCGGTGAGGTACTTGAAGTACGTGCCATCGGTACAGTAGATGAACTTGGTCCCTGTGCGCTCCAGCACGTTCAGCAAGCGTGCGGAATACTCTTTCACCTGCTGGGCGGATACCTTCTTCGCATTTTCATACGATAGGGTAAAGGCAATGCAGTCCTCCTTCTTTATCCCTCTGGTTTCCAGCGGGGCGATGTAGTTTTTGTAGATCAAGTTCTGATCGAATGTGTACTGCTTCATGAGCACGGCAACTGGGTATTTGCCTGACTCATTTTTATCGAAAAACAGGTGGTGACGCATTAGCTGTCCCCTCTGATGATGTTGGTCATTAAACGAATTTTCAAAGCGTCCAATGACCGTTCTCCGATACCCATTTCATGGGCAGCGTCGTCCATGTCCACATCGGCCAATTTCATGCCCTCAGTGTCCAGAACCGTTTGGAACGGCGCACGTAGTGCCGTCGGTAATCGCTGAAAGAGAACTTCTGCGTCGTCTGACGAGTTGAGCCACTTTTGCAAGTAGCCCGCGATCAGAGGGCGTTCTTCACGCTCAATGAGGCGCTCTTCGTCGAGAATCTCGTCCATTCGAGCATGAAGACTGCTAAACAAGCGGGGTATGTTTTGTGGCGGTCTTGCGTAACGCGACTGCGTGTGAAACTTGTTGCGGTAAACGAAACCGAAGTACTGAACGCCAACCAAGGCGTCATTTTCGTCAATCAGTTCCTTTAGGCGCAATTCATTCCTCTTCAGCACAGGGCTGTAGATAAAATCGAGCAGTGCCTCGCGGACCTTCAATTTGAAGTGTGCCTTGGTGCGGCGATCCATTAATTCCTCCGAAGATCTCCGGTCATGACGATTCTGAAACGAGCACGGCTCAAGCCCACATAAAGCAGGCGTGCGAGCTGTTCCAGCGTCCGAGTCATCGAACACACGTCGTCCAGGTCGATCATGATGATGTCGTAGGTAGAACCTTGCGACTTGTTGATTGTTTGGGCGAATGCCGGACGAAGTTCGATCCAGGTATCCAGGATTATCTTCATGGCTTGGAAGTCGTCATCGTACACAGCTTGCTTGTGCGCTTTGTCCTTGTCGCCGCGGGCCTTTGGCATGAAGAAGTAGCCACCCTTACCAAGGAAGCGAATCGTGTAGCCTTCTACGGAATACTCCACAGTTGGCTCGATTGTCTCGATGGTGACCTCTTCATTTGTTGTGCAACGGCAGGCATTGCTTTGCACCGCCTCGTTGACAAGCATTTTTTGCCCTACCTGGGGAACAGTAGACCCGAGGATCTTCTTTGACAGGTAGTTGTTGAACGCGGTTACTCGGTCATTGGTGTAGGCCAGGATTTTGACATGTTTGTCTTTTTCCTCGGTAAATAACCGAACAGCCTCAGCATTAAACGCCGGCCGATCAAGGCGGTCGATAACACCAGGGGTGAGCGGGAATCTGGACCAATTGCCTTCCATAACGGCAGCACGCAGGGAACCCATAAAGGCTTCCAGCACGCCACCGTTAAAACGCACCAAGTCGGTCAGTTCAATCTCGCAAGCGTTCATTTCGAACACTGGCATCTTTTCTGAGCCAACGGGTGTCAATTGCGCAGGGTCGCCGATAAAGACGATCTTGCACTTGCGGCACTGGGCCAAAATCTTGGCTAATGCCTCTTGGTCGAGGAAAGACGCTTCGTCGAGGAATACCAGCTTGTTTTCCAAGCCGTCCCCGTATGGAACGAGATGTGACTCTCGTGTCTTATAGTCCCGGACCACACGCAGTTGGCAAGCCGAGTAAATCGTTGAAGCTATCGGCTTATAGCCGACGGCCAGCGAGAATGCTTCAGCTGCCTGGTTTGTTGTTGCCGTCAGAACAATTTCAGGTGGAATGTAGCCAGGGGCCACCAACTTCGCCATTTCATCCATCATCGGTAGCTGTTCTATTAGGTATTTGACCAAGGTGGTCTTACCGGTGCCGGAATACCCCTTGAGCACCATTACCGTCTGATTTGGGTCGAGATAGAACGGAAGGAATGTGTCATACCCCCGTTCTTGGCTCGGGGTGAGGTTAAATTTACTCATAAAAAGTGCCTTTGAGTATCTGCTGAGAAATACGAAGCAAGCCGGTTTTCTCATCAGGGTTTAAGGAACGCAAAGCCAGTTTCATCACATACTCCCCTTTATGAGCAAGATACTTACGTGATGCTTCTTCTGGTGTATTGAACGAACCTAAGTGAACACGCTTGCCATCTTTTCGGATATAAGCGTGAAACACCTGATCACGTCGGTGAAAACTTACACCAATGGGGTAACTGCCTCGTTTTTTCTCCTGTTTATTCAAAAGTTTATTTACTTCTTGTGTAACAAACAGACACGTATCAGGCGAGTAGACTTTGCAGTTTTCCGTCTTTATATCCTTGTCTAAACACTTACCCATCCATGCATGTTGTTTTGCCCATTCACGGAAGTTATTGAATGAATGCCACTCCCCCACAACTGAGCACCCATGGTATGTAGGGTTGGCTGCAAGGTATGGTACGTAATAACATCGTTTGAGCATGTTTGCCCACATTGCGTACAGCAGACAACGTGGATTGGTAACTTCGTAATTCGCGTCATTAATCCCTACCCCGTATACAGTTCTTGGCATTATTCCCCCACATCGAACAGGATGGTTGTACCGAAGTCACAGTGGAAGTGTTCTTTCGAATAACCGTGAATGAGCCACATGATTGGGCACCCGGGGTTGAAGGAAGGATGCGAATATTCGCCATCCGTGAACACGCAGAGTGCTGTCGGTTTGTTTTCCTTGGCCCACTGCATGAGAGGCTCGATATCGGTGCCCCCGCGGCCGCGCAGTTCCACTTCAGCCAGCTCGCGGACAGACTTGATACGATGCACCGACTTCAGCTCACAAGTGAACTGAACCAGGCTTATACGGTCTGGTTTGAGGTTGCGCACCACAGCATACAGCTCACTGACGTAGCGTTTGATGTCCTTATCGCTTACCGAGCTCGACATGTCGAACGCGAAAGCGATGTGCCCCAGTTTTTTACCCTGGAGCCCGGGCATCAGTTGCGGCTGGAACCGGCGATTGAGCTTTTTCCAGCTGTAGTCTGATTTGTCTACAGCCTTGAAGAACTTACGCAGGTGTGCAGCCATAGGCAGCTTGGGCTTCAGGAGGCCGTCCAAGAAGACTTGCACGTCAGCGGGTATATTGCCCGCCATGTCGCCGCCTTTCATCTTGGTGGCCACAGCAGCGGCCGTCACGTTGGACTGCACTTGCTGTTTCACCTCGGACTCGGACAGGCCAGGTTCGGAGGAACCCGGCTCCATGAGGTCATCCATAGGATCACCAGCACCTCCGCCACCACCGTTGGCTTCGTCTTCCTCCAATAGCCGATAAACAGCCATGGTTGTCATACCGCGATACTTCACGTCGTGGCACCAGCCCGGGATCGGTTCGAAGCCGGCTTGCACTAGGAAGTCGTTGATCACGAAGTCCGCTGCTTTGTTGAAGCGCAGGTGCTGCTCCGGCGTCACATTGTGTGCCTTGGCCAGGAACAGGTGGTCTAGCGCCGCATGCATAGCCTCGTGGGCAATCACAGTCGGCCGCTGCTTCCGAGGCAAAGCCAGGAAGAAGCCGGTGTTATAAAAGATACAGAGACCGTCGGTGGCCGCTGTTTGACAGCGCACATCGTCGACCTTCTGCTTCATCATCAGGGCCAGCGTCGTCAGAAACGTCGCTTTTGGCATCTGCATGAGATCCAATCGTGCCTTGGTAATGGCTTTCCAGAACTCTTCAATTTGTGTCATTGGTTTGCCTCCAAGGCAGTTGATTAGGTAAGTAGCAGGCGCATTTTATGCATCTGCCCGTTTGCTTCACGGTCATCCCAGGAATCCTGGCCGCAACAGACGAAACAGATCCGCATGCGGTTCACATCGTCTAAAGCATTCTCTCCAGGCAACTGTCGAGAGTATATTGCTGCAAGTTGTGGGTCAGGCACCAAATTTAGGTGCATTTCAGTGCCATCATGGCCATAGCGAACTTGTCCTGCTTGTCCAGGGGACATCGCCGTACTATTGCCATAACTGGCATAGTTGAACGATATTCCCTGTGCTTGCAGAGTTCGCCTGATAGGGCCAGCCTGCCCGGAGCGAAGCATTACCATCATGTCGCCCAAACTCCAAATTCGGGGCATTTGTTTGACGTTGAGGGCTTCCAGTACTGCAACGCAGTCTTCGGGTTTAAAAGCTATTGCTGTCGTGGCCATGCCAATTCCCCGTGTGTCAGTGAAGTGCTTTGCAGCCATAGCCTGATACCGTTTAGCTAGTGAAGTCTGCGGCATTGGCTTTCATCCAAGCCGACACGGCCGGGTTGCCCAACACAGCCATGCCTTGACGGCGGGTGATGTTGCGCATGGTCACGATTTGGAACTCGGCCGGGATGCGCTCGATGTACTCCATCATTGCTGCCGCGTTACCTGCTTCAAACCAGTCACCCAAGGCGCCGGTCAGTGCGTACAACGGGCCTGGGTTACCAGCCGATGGCACAGGTGCAGTTTTTGGATTGGCCAATACATCGGCCTTTTTCGGCAGATCCTTACGCATCATTGCGAAAGCGACGAACTCATGTGCAATGGCGTTCACACAGCCAGCAATGACCGGCAGTTTGCCTGCTGGGTTGCCGTTCCAGACGTTCAGCAGCTTGTGGACGAATTCCCACGAACGTGGGCAAGCGAAAGGCTGGTCCGGGTTCTTGTTGTCGAACGTGTAGAAGGCGTTCGGGCGCCATTCCAGGTACGAAGTGATCAGCGAGCGGATGTTGCCTTTCTGTGCCCACTTCAGCCAGTGTTCCATGTCTTCGGTGACCGACAGGTTTACCAGGCGGGAGATCAGCGCTGTGGACATTGCAACTGTCACAGCTTGGTCATCGTCATGGTTACCGGCCGCAGCAATGTGCGCCAGAGGGTGAAGTTTGCGCTGACCTACCATTCGGTCGAGGAAGAACTTATAACTGGCCGCTTGGACCATTTCCGGCGCCGAAGTCAGCTCGTCGCAGAACAACAGCCAACCTGCATACTGTTGACCAGTTTTCGGGTTGATTGGGAGTTCTGCACCTTCCAGCGGGAAGTTTTCCAGCGGGTAGTAACGAGCGACACCGGCCACCATGTCCAGGCCAGGAAAGCCGTTCATGTCGGTAGGGTCGAAACCGGCAAAGCGGTTATCGACCAGCAACAGGTTCATTTCGTCAGCGATCTCCGCGATCACCGCCGATTTGGAGATGCCCGGGCTACCCCGCAGCATTGGGACCAGGCCAGCGGCCAGGATGTCACGGACGTAGGTGGTTGCTTCGCCCATTGGGATTTGGAAGTCTTCGAGCATAGTTGCCATGGTTTATTGCACCTTTTCTAAAATTTGGTTTGAGGGTTAAGCGTCGGCGAACAGGTTGTCCGCTTTCGGGAGAGACAGCGCCTTTTTGAACACAGGCTGCTTCTTCTCCGATTTCAACGTGCCGTTGATGAAGTACTGGTGGAGCAATGCCGAGATCTGGCGATAGCCCAGGGTGTTCAGTTCGTAGTTCTCACGCACCACGTCTTGCACCATGGTCACCACGTCTTCACGCACCACGTCGGTGTAGATTTTCAGGTAGTTATCCAGTAATTCACTGGTTTCAACTGCCTTCAGCAGTGCGTCGAGCTGCACCTTCTCCATGGAGTAGACCAGGCCAACACGGCCCAGCAATTCGGTCTTCACGCCGAAAGCACGCAGACGATCCAGATCGATATCAGCTTCGCCGTTCCAGGCGCCACCGAAAATGAACAGGCAATGGTTGATGGTGATTTCTTCGTACTGGCCGTACTTACCGGTGTACACGCTGGTGGTGCGACCTTCCAGGATCTTCAGCAACTCATTCTGGATGCTGGTGGTCGAATCGTCCGCCAGATCAGAGTTGGAGTTACCACGGATGAACAGCTTGTCGAATTCGTCGAAGAACACGACAGCCGGTGCCATCGCGCTATTGGCGATTGGCGCCAAGGCTTTGGACAACGAGTTGCCCGACAGACCTTCTTTGGTCAGCTGGGCGCAGTTGATTTCGTACATCGGCATCATCAGCTCGTCGCAAAGACCTTCGACGTTGTACGTCTTGCCCGAACCGGATGGACCGGTCAGGAAGAAGTGTGGGCGAATGATGCCCTGGGAGGTGTAGTGGATATCGAGGATGCGACGGACTTGCGCGATGGTTTTGATGGACATGATAGATCCTACTGAATAGTGAGTTTTGCCAGCAGCGTGTTGTGATAGCTGCCAAACAGTTGACGTAGACGGTTCGTGGACAGTTCCCCGTCATCCAAAGCATAAATAGCCTCCATTACTACATCATGGAGGCTATCTGCTGTTGGAAAGACGGGATTTGGCACAGGTGGGATTTCCTGATGCATAATCGCTTCTTGTTTTAAATCGGCAAGCCCTTCTTGAGCTTGGCGCGGATTTCGTTGATCGCCTTTGGATCGGCGAGTTGTTTGGTCGGTTTGACATACATCAACGACGCAGGGAAGTGCTTCACAGCTTCTGGCATCAGTTCTGCCAGTCGGGCCGCAGTTTTCACCGGAGCGATGGCCGAACTCAATGCCTGGTAGGCAGTTTCGCAGGAAAAGAACAAATCCTTGAGTTCATGCAGTAAACCTGCAATTTTTTCGTTAAGGAACACAAAGGCTTCGTTTGCTACTGCGTCCAGATCATCAGGCACTCCCAGGCCGGCTTCATACAAGTAGCCCGGTTGGTGCCCTTGAATGATGTCGGCGTAGCTGTGGTTGATCTGCACACTGGAATTCCAGCCGCTTGTCACGCTTTCGCTTACGATACCCGCAGCCCCTGTGCAATTTTGCATGAGGCGTGAAGCCAGGGTGGCCAAGCGTTGTTTTTCAGCATCGGTGCCACTGTTTTGCCAGGCCACTTTGCCGAACTCCCCGATGCACTTTTTACTTTCTGTACCGTCCAAATTCGGCTCACCGAGCGCATAAATGCTTGGACGGAAGCTGAGGCTGTTAGCCCCGCGGCTTTGGAGCAGTGACAGTTGATCAGCTTTGGAAATGCCAGGGTACTGGTCTTCCCAGTTGTTCAACAGCACCCCATGCACTTGTAAGCGCAATTGGGTAAGGCTGTCGATGATCTTTTGTGCAGCGGGGACCGCCGAGGCAACTACGACGGCAAGCAGGATCTCGTGACGTTCTTGCTTATTGATTGCTTTTTTCACTGGTTTATACCTTGGTTTCGTTGATTGCGAGGTCGATTGCCTCACGTTTGATTTGCCGACCTTGCTCGCTAGCGCCGTCGAGTTCTTCTTGGGTAAGCCGCACAGCCTGGTACGTTTTATCGGACATAAAGCCCTCTTCAACGTAGACCGCAAAATGACGACCTTCACTGCCCCAGCCTTCAATTTCGACAACCACCTTGCGGCATTTATCCAGCATGAAGTTCAGGCGTTCGGTGTCGGTGATGCCTTCAGGTTCTTGCCGATTTCGCATGAAACCTTTGACATAACCGGCCAAGCCGGCAGGAAGACCTACTACCCCTTTGGAGCTGGTGGTAATTGCTGTCCAGCGCCCATCAAGGAGCACTTGACCCAGTTCCCAGGTGGAACCGCCGGGACGGGTGTCGTAACCATCAGCGGAGATAAATTGCAGGAATTCAGGCACTTTGTCGGCCGGGATCAAACCTTTAATGTAGGACATATCACACCTTTACACTAATGATTGGGGTGTCATCCAGAGTTTCTGGCAGGGCGCCCAGGAGGTTGTAACGCTGGAGCACCGAGTAGTAGCGGTTGTTGCACGCTTCGACTTCTCGCATACGCTCAGCGTTGTTTCGCAGCACGGCCACATGGCGCCGGCTGAATTTCTGTGCATCTTTCAGCAGCTTTTTGGTTTCAACCAACTCTGCCGATACCGCGTCAAAGCGGGCCTGGGTGACATACGGAATCACCGTGAGGTATTCCAGACTGTCTGCCCAGCTCGGGTAAATCGAATGCAGCGTTTCAGCACCGTCGGAATCACGGACAGTCCACATGGCGTTACTCCGGTTGAGGATCAGGGATTTCTTCGAGGGTTGCGTACCCTTCGAGCACCAGGCGGTCGGTGATCACCTGGCGGCGTTCAGCGATACCTTCAGGCTCATGGGGGTAAGCGATGGAGTCGTTCCCGAGAAGCCACATGTCATGCATGATGGCACGCAGCTTTTCGGAACGAATTTTCAGATGGCGGATGTATTTCGGACGAAGCATTCAGTTCTCTATTTGACTAGGGCGTCCCTGGCCAAACGGATACGGCGCCGGGAAATTTCCAGCGGTTGTGGTACAAAGCGCACATGTGCCTCGAATTGCTTCGGGTTGTGGTCTTGAGGTCCGTACCCGAGCAGGAATCGCTTACGGATGATGATATGTCGGTTACTGTGGACGAAACTGCCCGGATGGGCGGCTAACATCTGCAACAACGACGTTTCGTTGGTGGATACCACGTCCATGACGTTGTCATGGCGCATGTAGTGAATATGGACTTGCTTTTCGTCGGCTACTGCGTAGACGATTCTTTCGGCTTTGCAGCCCTTTTGCGAGTCCCCGTAGTAGTATTGACGGTACTCTTTTTCTCGGTCGTGCATGACTGGCGTTCCTTGTAGACCTTTGGCGGTCGTTGCGAGAATACGCCCATATTTCGGGCGGGTTTCTTGCTACGATACACCGTTAGTCGAGGAATTTCATCACGCAGGAATCGATCGACATCTTTCGGGCTGGCATAGCCCAGCTTCACGTCACAGACGGTCAGCTCTTTCCGGTGGTAGCCTTTATCTACCAGGGCGGATGCCTTCTTCAGTGCGTCGATCAAAGTGCGGGCCGCAGCGGCTTGTTCAGCCGGCGACATCTTCCCATTCATGGAAGCGATGAACGCATCCACGGCCTTCTTGGGGATGGCCAGATTTTGTGCTTTGGACATGTTGGATATGCTCCTGTTGCCTGGGCGTACCCAGGCGTTTAATTATGGAAGGGTCACCAGACTGCGGGGACCGCAGAACTCAACTCAGGATTTCATCCAGCGAGTAAAGCGCGCCCAGAAGCCAGCAGGTTTGCCAGTAGGCAACGGCGCCGAAGAAGATGGCAGCTTGTGGTGAACATGGGCCACGTTCTCACTGATCAGGGTCAGCGGGGCACCGGTTGCGCGTTTGGTTTGATCCTGGCCGTGACGGTAGCCGATGTGGTAACGATGGGCATGCCGGTGAGTTTTCTTGATGGTTTTGGGGTTACCCACCAAACCGTCGGAATACCCACGATTGTAGGTCTCGTTGCCCAGGTTGATTTCGGATTGGTTGCGTTGGTTGTTCTTGCTCACTGAGAATTTCCTCAAGTTGGTTCAATGGGTGGGTGAAAAACGGATAATCGCCATCAGCTTTGAAAGTCACGCTGATATGCTGAATACCCGTATGGCGGGTGTCATCAGAAGCACAACCGTAGTCATGCTTCGCAGATTTGTAGACAACAGAGCCTTTGACCGCTTGCGGTTCAATTTTGCTGTCGCTTAACAGTTTGTACTGTCGGATCATTACAGCTCCTTAACTACGACGGAAACGGCTTCCTTTTGGACAGCCGCGAATTGTTTACGGGACAGGCCGTTATATGCAGGTGCAAATGCCCCGGGGATGGTGCAAGCCTCGATACGCACCTCGGCAATTTCACAATTGCCTTGGTCGATCCAGACCACACTGAATATCTTCATTTTAGGCACGATCCAACTCCTTATTCAGGGTTCGGATCAAACGTTGTGTTTCCGTATGCGTTAAAGCAACAGTAACTTCTTTCTCGTAACTGCCTGAAGAAATCAGAACTTTATCGTCCGTCACTTCTACGGTCAGATTGGAGAACGGGTCGCCAGTCAAACCGGCGAACGAATGCTTAATGACAGGCATATTTAGTCCTTGGCGCTGGGCGCCCCCATGTAAGGTTTAGGATTCGGGAACTGCTCACGCAGATCCGCGAAGATGGAACCGAAACCCCAAGACATAAAGCCCGGGGATTTGTTTTTGACCACTTCCAACAGACGACCTACGTCGTCGGGCAGGAAGGTGTAGGGCGTTTGCCCCAAGTACATCTTTTGGGTCTTACCCACATCCGACTCCTCAACGAGGAATGCGATGCGTTGAACTTCTACTGCGTCGACCTCATGCCGACGGGGTTCCCCGATCTTTTTCACGTTGTCTTGCTCTCCGGGCACGTTGTGCCGATTTGGACATACCAGGCATACGCCGGCCGCGGAATGCGACAGGCTCGTAGCCAAGACGTTTGATTACAATGTCAAGGCGTTGCTTGTCGCAGAAACCAAGAAATTCAGCAGCTTCAGTACCAGTCCGGTTCTCTTTGGCCATGCGATTCAACGCGGCCTGGAAAGATTCCCCTGTGATAGATTCGTACTGCTCAATGATCTTTGTCGCGTGCATTACGCACCTTGCCAATGCCACTGGCTCTTACGGAATACGACTTTGCCGTCTTTCTTCCACTTTTGCAGCAGACGATCAGCGGCACGATGAATTGCATCATCATGTACGCGATACAGCCGCAACTGGTGCTGCAATTCACCATAGGTGAAGTGCAATTGGGTACAAGCCCACACAGTGGCCTTGTCTACTGCTTCTTGGGAAACTTCTATGCCATCTGCGATCATTTGAATGCCTTAATTTAGGTAAAAAAATAGGCGTACTAAAAAGTACGCCTTTGCACAAAGTGCTGTTAATAAGAGGTGTGTTTTCTCAACTTTTCAATCAAGTTGCCATCGACCAACATCAGAGGACGTTTAACACCCGTTTGGGTATTCGTCATCTGTAATACAGTTGCTCGGGCATCTTCGCAAACTGCACAAGCAGCAGCATGCAGTTCGGTTTGAATTGCGGCGAGTTCGCCGGCTTCTTCAACTACTGCGTCTTCTACTAACGCAAATTCTTGCGCCTCAGCTACCCGCGCCATTTCATCAATATTGATGTGGTTGCGGAGTACCGAAGCAACTTCGTTGATTTCTGCTTGCAGAATACCCATCTCTTCAAAGATGGCTGCATGCTCAGCGGAGTACGTCGAATGGCTATTATCCAGCCGCTTTTTAAGCGCGGATACTTTGCCGATAACCTGTGCAGCTACATCACCGTATTGCCCAACAAGTCCCATTAAATCAGCCATTTAGCTCACCTATTTCACTGGTTTTAAAATTGTCTGCTGCCAGCCGCCGATGTTTGCGTGTGCGACACCGACTGCGGCAATAAACATGCTTCTCGTTCGTGGAGTGAAAAAACTCACCACACTCTAAGCATGCCTGCAATTTGCTTCCGCACATAACACATTTTTTCATGTAACACTCCATTGTGACATTTGGCGGAATACTTATATCCCTATTGCCAAATGGAGTAAACAGTGCAGGAAACACTCTGCTGTTACATTCAAAGAGGTGTGAACTACGACACCTAAAAATGGTTCATGCTTTTTGAGCGGTACATCTAAAACCGTTTGAAAAGGTGAACATAATGACTGACGTAATCGAATTGGCAGGTGGTGGCGGCGCTGGTGCGGGTCTCGGCGCTGGCCTGGGCGGCGGGCTTCTGGGTGGTATTCTGGGCGGTGCCCTACTGGGCAACCGTGGTCTCCTGGGTGGCAACGGTGCTGAAGTAGCCCGTGCAGCCGGTGAAGGTTTTGTTACACCAACCCAACTGACTGCTGGGCTGGCCGGTGTGACGGATGCGCTGCAAAGCACGACTGTCTTGCAGAGCCTGGGCGACATTAAAGCGTCGATCCCTCTGGCGGAAGGTCAGGTACAACTGGCATTGGCCGGCTCTCAAGCTGCCATTACTGGCCAGCTGAACACCAACCTGTTGGCTACCTTGACGGGTCAATCGACCATCAACAAAAACGTTTCTGACGCGATTGCCACTTCCCTGGCTAGTCAAAACAACCTCAACACCAACATCCTGTCTTCGGCGGCTGCTACTCGTGAGTCTGTCGCCGCATACGGCGTTGCCAACCTCACCGCTACTAAAGACGCGCAGTTCGCTACTCAAGTGGCTATTTCTTCGAGCACCAAGGAAATCTTGGCAGCGCTGAATGATCAGAACACTGCCAACCTGCAACGTCAGCTGACTGTGGCTGAAGCCGCCCTGGCAGAGCAACGTTCTACCGGGCGCATTCGTGAGACTGAAATCAATATCACGAACACCAACACTGCTACTGCGCAGCAAATGCAGGCGCAAAACCAGTCCCAGCAACAAACTCAGGCCATCATTCAGCTGAATGCGCTGGTCAGCAACCTGGCCAACGACATTCAAGTCGTGCGTCAAGGTCAGACCATCTTCAACAGCGGCACCATGGCAGCATCTGGTACTCAGACCGCGGCCAACACTCGTGTGAGCTAAAAGCTCCCGCAGGTGGGCAAGGCCAGCTTAATTGCTGGCTTTGTTTTTTATGCGTGTTCCTCGGTGCTATCACCAGCCTTTTTTACTTCTGCGATCTTCAATGCACACAAGCGCAGCATTTCCAGTCTTTGAATCAAACGACTGTCGTGCTTAGAGATTGCGTACTCATACCACTCTGGCCCGAGATACAACTCGGTGCAGTTCTCAGCAAGGAATGCTTCGACTGCCTGAAGGCCGTTAGGGGCACGATCTTCTAGCAGTTCTTCTACGCAGTCGCAGAATTCCTCGAATTTGCAATGGGGATGTTCAGGCGCGTGCTTTTTAAGCTCTTCCAGAACCTTATTCAGATCCTGGTCACGGTAGTCGGCACTGTGGAGCCATTCAGGCAAGCCATTGTAGTCGTCCTGACCTTCTTCCACATAAGGCACAAACTCCGCTTCCAATAGCTGGCATCCTTGCTCAACTAGTACTTGGCGCAGTTTGTCTTCGTCAAGCTCGCGTTTCTCACGATATTCCGGTTCCAGTTTGCTGATCATGTACCCACAGACTGACTGGCGGGCCAGGAACTCGATTCCATAACTGGAACCAACCCCAAACACCAGCGAATCAACGTCGCCATACATGGCAATGCCGAAGCGGCTGATGACAAGGTCAAAGCCGTAGCAGGAACTGCCATTGTTGGTGCAGCGCCAGATTTCATTGGTGCCATACTTGCCAACACCCGAAACCAGTTCGACTGTGTGGTTGGCCACGTTCTCGGCAGCTTGAGCAAGCTCAGCTGCGAATTTGTCTTTAATCATTGGTTTACTCACCTCAGCCCTCTTCTAGGGCGTCTTCTCAAGAAAAAAAGAATCTCCTCCCCCGTGAGGGGAAGGATCATCCAAGTGCGGGGACCGCACGCTTCTTCTTACGACAAGGCGTAGTTTGAGTTCAGGATCAGAGCTGCAAGCTCGTCTCCATCCATTTGGTCTTTGTAAGTCGGCGTCATGCCGGTGATCTGCTCGTAGATGTCCTCAAGTACGCGCGCACGGGCCAGGTCGGCCATGATTTGTGCGTAAGTGAGACGCATCCAGTTGCAATTGTTGGCGTGGCATTTAAATTCATCATGCACCGTCACGATTTCGAATGGTTCACGTTCCAGCAACTGGTTTGCCAATGCAATCATCTGCTCAATGTGCTTATCACTCATGAACTGCACGTCAGTACGAGTAAGCTCGTTGAGCAAGCGAGCATCAGGCATTTCACAGCCACCCCACACAGCAATGAGCTGTTGTGCAAGGTTGGAGGCTTCGCCCAAGTCTTGTTCGACTTCCTCGCCCATACGGCGACCATCTTGCATCCCGCCCAAGATATATAGGGCAGTTTGCACTTTGGATTGATCGTAGTTGCAGCGGCGCTCCATAGAACGGAGCAGGTAGGCGTCCAGTGAGTGAGTCACATTGGCCACTAGCTTCAGGTCAGTTTTGGTGCCTTCGTTGACGTAATACTCGTAGGTGAACGATGCACCGTCGAGTTCGTCGACTTCCACACGCTCACCTTCCACCTTCTGCATCACCTTGATGCGGACGTTGAAGTTGTCCGGGCATACCCAACGGTGTTCCAGGGCAAAGGGTTGCCACGCCATGCGCAGGTCACCCAGCAGTTCCACAGCCTTTGGTGCAGTCGCCACCAAGCCAGCATAGAAAGCATCCAGTTCCTCGGTATCAGTACCGAAGATCTCACGCGGCTTGGCTTGGGAACCGTACAGAGTGGTCATGGTTGCGTCTTTGGCATCTTGCCGGGTGACGATCAAGTCGCCATCCAGCATATCGCCAGCGGCGTTGGTGACCATGGTGTAGGCATCGTTCCGGGAGTCCGGGTCGATCAGGTTTGTGGCCAGGCATCCTTTATAGCACTTGGTGACTACGGACATGATGCTCATGCCCGAGCAGGTTGCATCTAGGCCAACCATGTGGCCGATAGCCTCGCCCTTGCAGGCGCGGTACAGGGCGTTCACAGCCTTGAGGTACAGCGGACGTTCTTTCTTGCTGGTTTGAAGGAACAGCAGGCGGTTGAAATTCTCTTTCACCCACTGGATTCGTTCTTCGAACAGCTTCTTATCTAAGTCGTTCTGGTTCGCTATGTCGATGCACAGAAATTCAAAAGCAGTGTATGTACGCATGGTTATTCACCTTAATTAATTGAGAATCATGCCAGTCAGCAGCATCTGTTGCACACATGGCTGATCGTCTAGAGGAACGCACTGCACACGGACAATGGAGCTTTCAGGGTGTGCCCCGAAGCTCCTTACTGCCCATATCTTACCTTCATGCGCAACACAGACGTATGCACAGTCGATTGAGTAAGCATCCAGGCTAATTCCATGCGCAGTTAGTACATCACGACGCATTAAGAACATATTTTCGCTGGACTTGCCCATCTGTACGTTGCAATCCACCGGTTTATGCCGAATGAACAGTCTTGCCATCAGTCAGCCTCCAACGGAACCATATAATCGTCACGTTGGCGCTTACGCTTCTCATAACCACGTTCGTCCATGATGTAGTCACCAATCTCGTACAATTGATGCAACTCCACAAGACTCAGTGTCATAGCGTTACCCATGTCGGTGATAACACCGAAATGGGAAGTACCTACGTAGAAGATCATGGCATTGCCATTACGGCGAGGGTTCCGGGTGAAAAGCTGTGCATATGTCACAGGTTCTTGTGCAATGTTGTGGGCAGATGCCCAATCAGGCAACGGGCCAAGGTCCAGTTCAAAGCACGCTAATGCTTCCTCAGCGTCAGCAATTTCCTTTTTTGTCTGGGCATTTGGCTCACCGCACCAGTCTCCCGATTCCATACCTGAACGGTATGGCTCCAGAATGTTCTTCAGTGCAAGGTACAGCTGCTTTTCAGTGCTCATAATTGAAACTCCTGTGGGATGTCGGATACGACTTCTTTATTGGCGAACTCTAAGCATGCCTTTTTGAAGGGCGCACCCTGAGTCGAGATGTGATAACCATTGGCGTAGATACGCCCACGTTTATCGTATTTGTGATGCAAGTAGAACTTATTGCCTTGGCCAGCCATGAGCAAGTAGAACTCGTGCGACTGGCGCTTCATGTTCAACCACATGGTTTGCTTTTCGGGAGTATCCAACTCACTGTTTGATTCTTCCTCTACTTTGCAGAGGAAGTCCAGGTCCAGGCTCAATGCCACGGAATTCTTTGAATCCAGTACATCAAGGCACACATCGTCGTTATGGTGACCCTTATTCAGGATCACCGAGTCTTGACCAATGGTCAGATACGGCGTGTCCTTGTTGTGGCGCAGCTTCTTCGGTGGATGCACCAGCGGAGGCAGATATGCGCAGTTGCTGATGTACTCCTGCAATTGCAAGGACAGCGTGATGTTGCTGATGATGTTCCAGCTGCCGAACCGGTTGGCCTGGGTCAGGTCATACAGATCGGTGTCGCATAGCACCGCGGTGATTTCCGCGATGGTAGTGATGCTGGCCTTCTTATCGTCCCAGCCGAGGATGCCGGCCATGCGCGCTGTGAAGCTGGTGAACAGTTCTTCCACCTGGCAGAAGGCCGAGGCCACAATCAGATCAGTAACGAGCTGACGCAGGTCCATACCCCGTAGGGCACTGACCCGGAGGTTCTTCGATGCGTAGCTGAACTCGGTATTGACCCAGGCGGTGAGCAAGTCCACGCCTTTGTCCAGCAGGGGCAGGACTTCAGGGTCGTTCAGCACGTAGTCACGCATGTACTTGTCGATATGCTGTTTGGCAAATCGATACTCGTTTGCCTTTTGCATGTCGTCAGTGAGCATGTGTGTCAGTTTCATGGATCTTCTCCTAATCTACGAGCATTCGTGCGAATAGCACTTCTTTTGGTACTTTTACAGAATGAACCCACGAGGGGCCATTACCTTTGTGGTCTCGGTGCAGTACGCACCAATAATCACTCTTGCCTACAAGCCTCTCGCAGAATACCTGACCTTTCTGGTAGTTCTTGTGGGTGTAGTACGGGTGGTCGGAAAAAGACTCCGTAACCTCGACGGTATTGTCGAACTTCAGAATGAATATACGCATACGTCCCCTATAGCAGCATTGCCGCTAGTTTGATCTCTTCTGGTACACTTTTGGCCTTTTTTCGATATTCCCTGCTGTGATGCATTACATAAATCTCCCCATCAGGGTCAAAGAAGTAAATCTCTGCAAGTGTGCAGTTATTCAGCTGAGTCATACGTTCCCGGGCTTTCCAGCGGTTTACTACCTCGGTTTCCAGCTTACCTCGAAAGATATAAGCTATCACCCTATCGTCAATGCCCATAATTCCTCACTCGCGCATCAGCGCAACCATTCGTACAATTTCAGGAACTTGCTCAGCTTTGCAGGGTAGTAAAGCGGCATAAGTGCCAGTTGTAGCATTTATTCGTGTACTACGTTGCAGAACACGCCATTGCATACCATGAGGCTCTTGAGTGTAAACATACACATCACCAACGCTAAAGTGACCTTCCACCGTTTGACTTGTCATCCATTGAGAAGTTACATCAGTTATCTCTCCATCAAGAAAACCAACTGTTATTTGTTTACTCATTCCAGGAATTCCACCATTTTGAGAATTTCAGGTATGGCCATGCAGGCAGACCAACCCATTCCAGTTGGGTCACCATATCCCCAACGGGACATGTCTTCCCAGTAGAAATAGTTGACGAACCACGTTACTTTTGACTGCGCTGGCTTTACCCATGCTAAATCCTGAATTCTGCGACAGAAGACGTTACCGGCCCTGTGTTCAAAGAACTTATCCCAGTGAGGCTTAGAATCTGCCTCAATAGTTTCAAACACCTCAATAACTGCGGATTTGTCGTCGTTTAGCACGATCCATAATACGCTCATGGTTTCACCACGTTCATCATCAGGATTAGTTGAGGTACAGCTGACTTACCCACAGGAGTGAATTTATGCCTGCCGTCTGTGTAGCAATAGTCACCTTTGAACCAAGTTCCCTGCTCAGTAAGCAGAAACACAATAGCAAATGGATCTTCATCCTTAGCCTCACGGGCAATCTTCAGGTTTGTCTTATAGTATGTGCAATGACATACTTCCGGTATATCGTTCACCACAAGGAACAAAGTTCCCATGCTGAACTCCCCGAAGGGAGCAGCGCGTTCGAAAGTCCTCATTCGAGCATCACCATTGCTAATTTAATTAGTTCGGGGACATTCAGAAGTGTTATATATGAATAGCATTGACTTTCAGGTGTCCATACTAGCCACATAGCCCCATTGTGGGAGTAAACATCCATATCATCACGAAGATATGGAATGTTTAAGATTTGCGCATCAAGCACGAGTTCCCCTGTCAGCCGGCACCAACCTAAACGTTTTGTGCTCATTCCATCACCATTACGGCAAGCCGTACTACTTCTGGGACAGCGCCCTCTACAATAAACAGGTGATCACCTTCGTAGCGGGACAAGCCCCACTGCAATGCCTCATCGGCACCATAGAAGAAGTAGGACCAGCAGTTGTCGAACAGGTTGGCCTGACCATCACTGACCACCTCCTGCTTTTCATAGTCCCACTTCACCCGTACAGGTGCCGGTGGCATACGTGGGTTGACATCCCCCCCGAAAGGATCAAACAGTGACTTGCTCATTGAATTAACAGATACGCCATGCGCACTGCCTCCGGTAGTTTGCTGTACTCGACAGCGATCGCGTCATGGGCAATGCCATAGACGTACCACCGCGTGTCCTTGAGGTCACCGCTGACCGCGTGGAACAAGGCGAAGGTCTGTTCCTTATCATGAGCAGGACGGCCTACCCAAGAGGTGGCCGCTTCCACCAGCCCCCGGGAGACCATGTTATAGCGGGCTGACATGATCATGGTGCTCACTCTGGGCGCCACACCTGGACGTTGGCCGGCAACCTATCAAGCATCTGGTTTACCAGGGTCTCGATCTGCTGGGTGCCAGGCCACTCCAGGGCATATTGCTTTTCTGGGTTGGCCTCTGCCTCGTCTGCCAGCAGGCGCAGGCCAGTAGACAGAATGGAGATGCTCACCCCTTGCCGAGGAGCCTGGCTATGCTGTAGCATGCCAACCTTCCCCGAGACACGAAGGTAGAACTCACCTTCACTGCCACACTCTCCCGCGATCCACGCTCCCATCTTCACCTTTAGGGTAGGGTATTTAAGACCCAACGCCCCGGCCAGACCATTTAACATTATTAGCTCATTGTTCTCACTTCTGAGCTTACTGCCGACAGATATGATGAAATGATCGACTTTGTCGAAGATACTCATCATGTCACCACGAATTACCTGTTTCATCGTAAAATCTCCGCAGTTCGTACCATTTCAGGTACATCCTCAGTTCTTGTGGTATCCCAACGAGAGAATCTTAGCCCTGCAACGGGTATTGTGTACCATTGCCCTGCTGACAGACACCAAGCCTGGTGCTGCTCGTAAGTTGCAGCTAATTTCTGCATTTTGGTGGGCAAATACCAGTTTTGGTCCATGACATAGCTGGTAATGTACACACCATCAAGCGTTAAATGCGCCATCTTTGACATAAAGCTCTCCGCATCCAAATTGCCCATACGAACGCACAAAGTACCTTTTGCATCGTAAATATGTATCGTACCGTCGGGCAGTGTGATGATCACAACAACATTGCGGCAAGCCGCAGGTTTTCAGGCACCTTATCAGGCCCTAATGTGATAAACGAAGGGCGTTTGTATAAAGCACCAACGTTGACGTTCTTCCAACGGATTTCACGCCACATTTGTGCTTCATTGGCTTGATAGAAGATCACCCGACACGGGCCGAACTTCTTATGAGCCTGTTTGGCATAGTCCGCACCATTGAACCCCAAACGGGACTCAAAGTGTACGGATTCGCCATTTTGCAGGACAGCACACAGTACTTCCTGCTTGATGAATGCACGTTTTACAGTGTTGTTGCCGATAGCCATCGGATCGTCCTCCTCGTCGTCAAAGACCTGTATGTTGGCGTGATAGCCTTGATATGCAGCGTAACTCTGCCATTTAGCAGAGCCACGCATGTTCATTGTGCAGCCTTCTTCGCGGCAGCAGCGTGCAGACGCCCGTGTTCCGCAATGATGCCCTGCTTGATAGACTTACGGACGCTTTTAAGCGCGATCTTGTCGTCAAGCACGTTGGTCACTGCTTCGGTGAAGCGCATACGGCGAAGATTGGCAGCAGTCAACTCTTGGTCATAATGACGAATGGTTGCTGCCTGGTTGTCGATGCACTTCTGCATCAGCTTACGCATCTGCTCACGGCCAGCCTTGGCGCCCTTACGGACACCACGAGTGATCAGATTCTTCGCAGGCTTGCTGATTGCAGGGTCCAGCGCCATCTTGGTTTCCCATTTGATAATCTCAGCCATCATGGCCATAGGATCATCTCCATGTTCAGTAAACTTCCACAGATGATTGACTACGAGGTACTCAACGATAGCTTTACGGTAATTATCAGCGTATTTCCACTGACTGCGGTACTTACCTACCTCACGATCTAACACTTCGATGGATTCGTTTGCTTTCAGCAGTTGAATCTCCAATACACGCACAGTCTTACGTTCCTGCGCCAGTGCGTTCTCGTAGCTATTGCGTAGAGCATTACGCTCTTGGAAGTAGCCCTCACGAGCGTCTGCTACCCAGCCTTCGTGTTGTTTTTGGTGGCGAGCCCAGCCAATCATGTAAGTGATAGGCAAGATGAACACAGCTGCGCCGAGAATCATCAGAAAGTCGTTCAGGTTCATGGTGTTACTCCTTTTGGGATAAATTGCAATGCAATGAGGGTAAATACGAGGATAGACGCAAGAATGCGCCACATGATACTACCTATGTCTTTTACCACTGGTTTCGCCCCACTGGCCCACGATTGGGCTGAGGTTTGCGTTTATGGTGACGATCACCCTTACGAGGCAATGCATAAGGCATATTGATGATGTCAGCGTAGCTGTGAGGCTTCAGCTCGACCATACCGGGCAACGACCACACATGCTCAATCATGACAGTGCCATCTTTGCTCAAAGCAGCAAGACAACCAGTCATGAAATCCTCATGCTTGGCATAGTCAATGGAGACGATGCGGCACTCGTGCAGGCCAGGGGCCAGCTTAGGGGTATTGCTCATGAATTTGCTCCTAAAAATGATGGCCACCACCCCAATGGGATGATGGCCAGAGGATTACACCAGGTCCAGCATCGACTCTTCGTCGGTACGGGTAGCGTTGAAGCTGAAGGTCAGCTTGGAAGCCACGACACCGAGGCGACGTGCCTTCTCTTCCACGACCTGTTCAGGCGTGTAGTCTTTGTCGACGGCCTGGGACACCGAGAGGTACGCAGCCAGTTGCTCATGCTGCTTGTTGCCTTCGATGAAGCGGATACCTTCCAGACGCACAGGTGCGCCGGCTTTGGTCTCGATGTTCACGTTGAAGAACCCGAGGGTTTTCTTCGCGGTACGATCAGCAGCAGTGGAGGTAGCAGGGGCAGTACGGGATGCATTACGTTCAACAGCCATGGGAAATACTCCAGAATAACGGAAAAGATGAGGTTTATTGGCACAATTGCCTTTAAAGGGCCGAAGGCCGCTTTTGATTTACCAGCGCAGTCAAAGCCTTCAATTCAAACTCGGGGAGCATGAATAGGCCATTTTCAGGCCCATCCATGAACAAAGTGTCACCGATGTACAGATGCCACTGATTGTTGCCCAGTTTGAATTTACCGATGATTTCACCTGCTTTATGCAGATAGCCATCGCTATCGACACGATAAAGAGGCTCACGCCCACCTAAAATGGTGTAACTGAACGAATCATCGGTTAAATCTAGTTCTTGTCGTAAACGGTGCATGATTGCTCCTTAGTTGGGCACAGACAGTTGCATACTGACGATCATGCCTGACGTTACAGCCGCATTGTGCAGCGTTTCGAACGACATGCTGAGTTCCTTGCAATTAACAATGCGAGACACAGCTGCGCCACTCAATCCGAAGATTTCGGTTGCAACGATGTATTTCATGTTGTTTTCAGAGATTTGCTTACGAATCTCACGCGCAATCAACACTTTCAGGTGATCCAGGTTGTGCGAAGCAAAGGATTCAGGTTTTTTTGCAGTGGTCATAGACACCTCAGTTAGCTTACCGCCAAGGCCCAAAAGGGCCACACAGGCGTATGGTTTTCATCGCCGGATATGGCACTTTCTGTATTATTAGAATGCAGTATTTGCATTTTTTAGCTTTTGTAGGTAATGCACACCGAAAGCTCGAACAGCTTCCTGAATTATAGGATCAGGTTCCTTGTCCGCAGCTAACGCGATAGCTTCTGCCTTTGCTTTCACATAAGCATCAGCAGCCTCACGTACAGTTTTGAAACTGCCAACGTAGCTACGTTTACTCGTGCCAAAGCTCACGCCTACTTCAAAGCGTCCGCTCCAGTGTTTGGTTACTCCAACAGGCAGGCCGCTTTTAGCTAGAGCCCCTGTATTGAACAAACTATTGATTTGCGAGGACACCCACAAACAAACAGTAGGCCCGTACTCCTTATTGCCCGGTACTTTTATATCTTTATCCAGTTGCTTGGTTTCCCAATCCTGTGTCTGCATCCATTCGCGGAAACTCGTGAATTTATGCCACACAGGTGCTACCGAACATCCTACGTATGACGGGTAACGCTCATGCCATGCAGCGCTATAACAACGCTGGAACATGGCTACCCATGCCTTGTAGTAAGGACAGGTAATTAACTTACCGTCTTCACGATAGCTTACTGAGTAAGGGGCATCATTAACGCCAATCCCATTAATCAATTTGCGCGGCTTTTCGATGGTTATAGGTTTTTCAATAAACATAACAACTCCTCCTAGTGAATTAATATTCTATCACATATATAGGTAAACACTGAAAGGAATATAGGTTACGGAATTTCTGAAAGCGAGGCTTCAATGCCCTCACTCAAGAGCTTTGCATGTTCATCGCGGGCAATCTCACCAGCAGACAGAGGACCGGCGTAGCAACCATGTTCCTGGCGGACCACAGTCATACTTGGGAACTCAGATGCGATTTGATCGAGGACATACTGATGCATATCCACAGTCAGTTCATCACACTGGCTTTGTTCTTGAACATCGGCAGTCATTTCAGTGAAGGCCACGTTGCAACCGTAGTTGCCCGAAGCACTGAGCATGCAAGTAAGGAAGTAAGCAGAGAACATGATCAAGCTCCTACAGTTTGTGCGTCGAGGTAACCATCTTGCCAATCTTGCGACTGAGTCTGGTCAAAGTCTTCATCGTCCATGAATGCTTCATAGCCGCTGTTGTAATCGTTCATGTTGGAAGGCATAGGAATACTCCTTAAGGTTTAGCAGGGCCAGCAAAGAATGCAAAGACAACGATAAGCAGGATAATGATCACACCCCACTTCCAGAAGTTACCTAAGTAAACATCTGGTTTGTTTTCAGCATGCAAGCTGGCAGAATTCATCCAGGCCAGGAAGCTGAAACCTATGGTCAGCATTCCATAGATGGCGAAAGCTCCGATGACAATTTGAAACTTGTTCATGGGTTATTCCCCTTTAGCTTTGAGTTGCATGCAGAGCATGGCCCAGAATTGGACACGAATATCGTTCTTGCGGCGTTTGTACGTGGAGCACGCTTGGCGGAACCCTTTCACGTCATTCGCCCACAAGTGGGAGTACAGCGTGCAGCTGCCGTTGATAGCCTCGTCAATTGTTTGACGGGCAGCGTGACATTCCAGATGGGCGATAACACCCTCTATGCGCATACATTCAAGCATGCGGCACAAGAACATCTCACCGTCATTGCCACGCAAGTAGCGTGGATCATTTACCGCGAGGGCAATTACATCACTGGTTTTACGTTGTTGATTGTTCACGGATATGACTCCTAAATTAAAGGCGAGAGCACAGCACACAGTCACAATTGACAATGTGTGCAAACATACGAGGCTTGATGACAGTTACCTCACACTCACGATGATCATCATGAATGGCAGCAACAATGTCAGGTACAGCAATACGACGCATACGCTTAGTACTCAATTGCTTGAGTAAACGACGTTCAGTTGCAGTGCTGTACTTACAAATAGGATGTGTAGCATCAGCACGAGACAAGCTAGATACATTGCATTGCATGGATATAACTCCTGTAGTTAGGGGCAATTGCCTATTTCATCCCCGAAGGGGAACTATGTAAGCATTATTGCAAGTTTGATCAGATCGGGTACATCAGCATAATCTATGCGAGTGCCTCCTTCGTGTTCAAATACAGGAAGCAGTACATACCAACCTTCAACGAGATATTGGATAGCCCCTGGCCAATAGTAGGCTATACCACGATATTCAATAAGCAAATATGCTATTTGATGCGCAGTTGGCACACCATTGGGAAATGGGAGTACAGAACCGTCAGCCAATAGCATGTATTCATGCATATTCATACATTACTCCAGCATTGCGGCAAGTTTGATTACATCAGGCACATCTACATAATCGACAGTTACTTCGACATTGTCTATTGACAGAGCAGGTGTACTAGCCAGTATGCAACACCAATCTACAGCGTTCTCTTTCCAGTAGTACTCAATACCGTCAGAACGTATGAGTTCATTGCGAACAGAGATCCTATTGGACAGTTCAGGTACAACCTTCACAGACCCATCACGAAGCAGCATGTATTCCATAATCAGACCTCGATTGATTCCGCAACAGACCCGAAGGGATACGGATACACCACAGGTGTGTATAGGAATGACGAATGGTGTTGATAGGATACAGGAAAGGGGAAACCTGCATGTTGTTGGCACAACAAACTCACTGTTTCACTCCAATTCCCTCTACTCCCCCCACATATATACATCGATTGCGCAGCAACGGTCAGCTTTGCTGGCCGATGAGTGGTAATACTGCCTCAGAGTCCCCCTAACGGCGGGAAAGGGGAAAGAGTAGCAGGAAAGGGTGTCTTCCTGGCCTACTGTCTCAAAGGCTGGCGCTCTTGACGTGGATGTGTGCTCTTGTTGTGTGCTGTTGTGTGTGCTTTAAAAAAAGAACTGATACCCAGCCCTATTTAGGGGATGAGTACCAGAGTGCTACGACTAGCAGTGCAGTGATGGTGAAGCATGTGATAGCGAGTGATGTTTCGAATGTCATGGTGTGTCACCTGAATGGAGGCCCGAAGGCCCCCGATGGAGAGTTAAGCAGCTTGAGTGTTCTTGGCTTCAGCGTGGAGCAGTTTGAGTTTGGACTCGGCGTCCGAAGCGGTGAGTTGTTGTTCAACGGCACGGATGCGAGCATTGATGTCGAATTTGCCACGGAGAGCGTCGAGTTTCTCGTTACGTTCCAGGGCAGCGATTTCATTGAAGCCTTCGGCAGCACCTTCGACGTAGGATGCAGTGTGAACAGCAGCATTGGACAGCTTGGTGCCAGCAGTGAACAGGTTGGTGAGCATCAGTGCCAGTTGGGCGACCATTGCGAAGATTTGCTTGAACATGGTGTAACTCCTAGCTAGGGATAAGAAAGTGGTGAACACCGGTATGGTATCCACCACATAGCCGAAGGCTTAGTGCTTACGACACAGTTTGTAGGTAGTACGTGATACATCTGCTACGTACAGAGATACGAGGGCAATGCATACAAGTTCGACTAACATAGTGTGTACTCATGAGTAGGAGCAGGATTACTCCGTTACAGGGCCGAAGGCCCGTACAGACACAGTAGCGCAGCCATTGAGGAAAATGGAAAGCAAGTGGACCCCGGGGGGGTGGTCGGCTGTGGCTGTGGCCACTACATATGTCCTGCATTCACCTGTCTATGAAAATTTCCCACCCACTGCGACGAACGGTATATGATCCCCTATATTCTATCGACGGACGGCTTTCCCATGGCGGACAAGTACAAGCGGGCAGACAAGCCCTATTCCTACATCGCGGCAAGACTCGGCGGTGCATTCGACCCCTTACCTTATTGGTTTCGCCTTTTGGCAAATACCGGTATGCTAAGGTTCGATTCGGAGTTCAATGTGGAGGTTCAGCTCATTACCGGTGCCTGGGATCAGGTGAAGGAAGGTGACTGGGTCGTCGTGCAGCGAGCGGAAGTGAATGGGCCAATCGGCTACGAGCGGGCCAACATCTGGCATGTTGAGCACGAAGACTTCATCAAAGGGTGGGAGAGGGTAGAATGAACACAAAAGATCCGTATAACGAGTTTGCTGACGTGTTGCCGCTGACTGTGGCAGATGCTGCCCAAGGACTGCGTAATGCTGTGGATGCGCAGGCATTGGCACAAGGACAGCTGGTCCATGCCAAACAAGCACTGGCATTGGCTACATCACGCCGAGATACGGCAAAGCATGCAGTAGAGCGTGCTGAGCACTGCTTGAAGATCTCTGCCTTGGCACATACTGGCGGTGCTGCATGAGTACCGAGGTAATGAGCCCCGATGACTTCAAGCTAGCATTGCCTGCGCAGTTCCGGGGCAATGTGACGCAAGAGGTCATGGATGGGGTCAATGCGCTGTTGGCTGACCCTAACCTGGCGGAAGCGTATCGTGAGCGAATGATTGGGCACACGTCTGTCTTGCGGGAAGGGAAGTTCAAGCTGGAGAGTTATTTGGCTGCGGTGAAGTTCGTCACGCAGAAGATGATGAACAAGAGCGACATTGATGCGTATATCGGTACGTTCCCGGCGAAGTACCAGGACTTTGTGAACCGGGGCGTAAGCCAGAAGGATATCAGCAGCTATGTGAGTGCGTTCAAGAAGTCGAAGCTCGTGACGAAGATCATGGAGCAGGCTTTGATCCCGGCGTGGGTCGGCAATGCTGACATGTATCAGCAGGCGCTGAACGCTCAATTTGACCTGGGCATGAATGCTGCCAGCGAGAAGGTGCGCGTGGAGGCGCTCAACAGCGTGCTGGTGCAACTTAAGCAGCCGGAGAAGACCAAGATCACCCTGGACGTTTCCGAGGAAGTGGGCGACACCATGGCGGCTGTGCGCAAGCAGATGCAGGATCTGGCTGACCAGCAGCGGTTGCATATCCAAGGCGGGTTCGCGAATGCCAAGGATGTGGCGGCGCAGCGCTTGCCGTTTGAGATCGAGGCCCCCCAATGACAGCCGTTGTTGAAGTTCCCGTCGATGAAGTGCAGCGTTCGGTGGATAGCTGGTTGGATAATGTCGATTACAGCATCGACCCCCGCTACGTGCCAAGTCAGTTCGCTTTGGAGTTCGTGACCTTCATTAAGCTGGTGAATGGTGGGCAAGGTGAGGAAAACGAAACGCCTGTGCTCCACTTGAAGATGTTAGACAACATTGACGACATTGAGTATGACGAAAAGGGCGAACTGAATAAGTTCCCCCGCTTGGCGAACATGGTGTTCCGGGGTGCGGCAAAGACCACACTGATGGGGGAATATCTATTCCTTTACATCGGAATGTACGGCGGTCTGCCTAACTTCGGCCGGATTGAGCTGGCTCTATACGTCTCGGACTCCATGGAGAACGGCGTGAAGAACATGCGCAAGAACTTGGAGTTCCGCTACGAAGAGAGCGACTTCTTGCAGAAGTACATGCCGAAGAAGGCGCCTGACTGTCCTAATGGCACCGAGTTCACGGATATGCGCTGGAAGTTCCGCAACCTGGATGGGGACATCTTCATCGTCAAAGGTTACGGCGCCAAGACCGGTGTCCGGGGTTCCAAGGAAATGGGCAAGCGGCCACGCCTGGCCGTACTCGATGACTTGCTGTCCGATGATGATGCACGATCTCCGACGGTAATTGCTGCGGTTGAAGACACAATCTACAAGGCGGTCGACCACGCACTGCATCCTGAGCGAAACATGATCATTTGGTCGGGTACACCCTTCAACGCCAAAGATCCGCTGTATAAAGCGGTCGAGTCGGGGGCCTGGCGCGTCAACGTGTATCCTGTGTGCAATCAGTTCCCTTGTGCAGAGGAAGACTTCTGCGGAGCATGGGCTGATCGTTTCACCTTCAGCTTCGTGAAGAAGAAGTACGAGACTGCGGTGAAGGTGGGCAAAGTCGACACATTCAACCAGGAACTGATGCTTCGCATCATGTCCGAAGAGGATCGGCTGATTCAAGACGGGGAGGTGGGCTGGTACAAGCACAAGAACGTGCTGGACTTCAAATCCAACTTCAACTTCTACATCACGACGGACTTCGCCACATCCGAGAAGCAATCGGCGGACTTCAGCGTAATCAGCGTGTGGGCATACAACTACAACGGCGACTGGTATTGGGTGGACGGTATCTGCAAACGGCAGGACATGTCGGCCAACATCACTGATCTTTTCACCTTGGTTTCGCGTTGGCGTCCTCTTGGTGTGGGTGTGGAGGTGTCTGGTCAACAATCTGGTTTCATTCCTTGGATTCAGGACCAGATGATGCAGAAGAACATCTATTTCAACCTGACCAGCGAAGGGAACAGCAGTAAGCCGGGTATTCGTCCGAACACGAACAAGATGGTCCGGTTTAATACCGTGATCCCACTGTTCAAGCTGCACAAGATCTACTTCCCTCTTGAGCACAAAACGGGGTCGATCATGATGGAAATGATGAACGAGATCAGTCTTGCTTCCAGTTCCGGGTTCCGGTCGAAGAAAGACGACTTCATCGACACCATCTCGATGCTCTCGGTGATGAAGCCAATTGCCCCGACTGCCCAGGAGATTGATCATCGCACGGGCGGCGGAATGTGGGATGATGACGACGTATCCACAGCAAGCCCGCTTTCCAATTACTTAGTGTGAGGTAAACATGAAACTCTCGACCATCTTCAGCCAGATGGAAACAACTGAGCTGAATCAACTGAGCTGCATCGATAAGGTCACGAAGAAGATCAGTCCGGATAAATACCAGGCAATCGTCGACGTGATGAACCAAGGGCTGGTCGACTTGAACACTCGCTTCAAATTCCAGATCGGTAAGGTCGAAGTGCCTATCGACCCGGCCATTGGCGAGTACGACCTGAGCAAGTTCGACGCCCAGGTACGCGGTCGCTTCATGCAACTGCATGACGTAACGGATGAATGTGGCAATACGATCCCGGTGAACACCTTCACTGACCGCGGCGTAAACTTCCGCTCGGCCATGCTCATGGAGGTGCCGGCTTACCTGCGCCAGGTTCATCCACTACGGGTTGTGACAGTGCAGTACCGCTCACTGCCCAAGAAAATTGGGGATTGTTACGGGGACATTGATCCTGAAATGATCGACGTGGACTTGCCGGTGATGTACGTGTGGGCACTTTGTTTGTATGTGGCCAGCCGGTTGCACACCCCAGTGGGCCTGACCGACGGAACCTACCGCACGAATGCGTTCCTCGGGTTGTTCAATGCGGAGTGCAACCGCCTGGAAGAAGGTGGCTTTGACCTGAGTTACCAACAGGACATGGGCCATCACAGTCGAGGCGGCTGGGCATAACGAAGAAGGGGACCAATCGGTCCCCTTTCTTTTAGCTATTGGTGCTGCCGAATCCGCCGATACCGCGATCACTCGCTTCGCTGAACTTGTCTACGAATACCAGCTCAGGTGTGCCGATCGGTACTACGATGAACTGAAACAGGCGCTCGCCTGCGGCCCATTGCACAACATCACCTGGCCGGCCCCGGACGTTCACTTTCCATTCACCTTCGTAATCGCTGTCGATTACGCCTGCGGTATTGCCCAGGTGAATGCCATGTTTCACACCTGCACTGGAACGTGGCAGAATCAAGGCAACGTAACCGGCAGGAACCTTGGCAGCAAAACCAAGACCGACAAGTTTGGCAGGGCTACCCATGTTGTCACCGGCTGCGGGCATGAACAGGTCATAACCTGCGGCGCCTTCGGTCCCACGCATAGGTGTGATTAAATCCGAGTGAAGTCTAACGATTTCCATTAATATGCTCTCTTTACTGGTTTAGGGGATGTGCAAATGGCACAAGATGAACAACAACCGCTGGATACACTGAACCAGCACAAACTGACAGATTGGTCACACGAACCAACCTTGGCAGAACTGAAACTCGATGTCGAGAACTCTGCCACCGCACACCGCGGCCAAGTGGCCTTGATTGATGAATGGTTGGATTATCTCCACACCAAGGGTAAAGGCGCAGCACCAAAGGCGGCGAACAAGTCCAAGGCACAACCTAAGCTGATTCGTCAGCAGGCAGAGTGGCGATATGCCTCATTGTCCGAACCTTTCCTGTCGTCTCCGGACATCTTTGAACTGAAGCCAGTGACCTGGGAAGATCGGAACGCTGCTATGCAGAACGGTCTGCTGCTCAACAACCAGATGAACACCCGTATCGACAAGCAACATCTAATCGATACGATGGTACGCTGCGCTGTTGATACGGGCGTGGCGTTCCTCAAGACCGGCTGGTTGCGCGAGGTCAAGAAGGTCAAACGCTGGGTGCCTCAGTACGAGCTGACTCAAAATCCTGAATACATGCAGATCATGCAGGAACTGGACCGGCTCAAGGCCGAATCACCATCGCAATATTACGAAGTGGATGAAGGCTATCGTCTTGCCCACGAAACGTATGAAACCGACGGGGTTGCCTATGCTCCTGTGCAAGTTGGGGAGATTCAGGAGGAACAAGAGGATGTAATTCAGAACCACCCCACATTGGAGGTGATTTCCCACAAGAACATAATCGTCGATCCAACCTGCAAGGGTATTCTGGAAAACGCCGGCTTTATCGTACACAAGTTCCTGACAAGCAAGTCTGAGCTACAAAAGGACGGCCGCTACAAGAACCTGGACAAAATTGTCACTGATAAGGCACAACCACTGTCCGAGCCTGATTTCGATGTGAATGTGAAGGATAAAACCTTCAACTTCGAGGATAAAGCTCGTACTAAAATGGTTGCTTACGAATACTGGGGCTTCCGTGATATTGACGGCTCCGGAGAAGTAAAACCGTTTGTTGCCACCTGGGTCGGTGATGTTCTGATCCGTATGGAAGCAAACCCCTTCCCTGACGAGAAACTGCCCTTCGTTGCAATCCCCTACCTTCCGGTTTACGAATCGGTGTATGGCGAAAGTGATGGCTCGTTGCTGATCGAAAACCAGAAGACTGTTGGGGCAATTCAGCGCGGCATGATTGATGTGTTCGCCAAGTCGGCCAATGGGCAGACTGGTATTGCAAAGGGTGCGCTCGACGCCCCGAACAAACGCAAGTTTGTCGAAGGTGGTGACTACGAGTTCAACCCGGGCAATGATCCACGGTCGGCGATCCACATGCACACCTTCCAGGAAATTCCTGTGTCGGCGTGGCAGATGTTGCAAGCGCAAAACCAGCAAGCTGAAGCAATGACCGGTGTCCAGGCTTTCTCTGCTGGCTTGAGTGGTTCATCGCTGGGCGATACTGCCACTGGTGTGCGTGGTGCTTTGGACGCGGCGTCGAAGCGGGAGCTGGGCATTCTGCGACGGCTCGCTGCCGGTGTAGTGAAAGCAGGCCGCAAGATGATCGCCATGAACGCAGTGTTCTTGGAGGACAAGGAAGTTATCCGGGTGACCAACGATTCGTTCGTGGATATCCGACGCGACGACCTGGCCGGTAACTTCGACATCAGCCTGGGCATTTCCACAGCAGAAGAGGACAACGCCAAGGCGCAAGAGCTGTCCTTCATGCTGCAAACTGTCGGCCCTAACGTAGGCTGGGAAGTAACCGCAATCATCCTGGCAGACATTGCACGCTTGCGTAAAATGCCGGACTTGGCCAAGAAGATTGAGGACTATCAACCACAACCTGATCCCGTTGCACAGCAAAAAGCACAACTGGAACTTGCCTTGTTGCAGGCGCAGATTGTAACTGAACAAGCCCGCGCCGCGCAGTTCGGGTCCAATGCCCAACTGCATCAGGTCAAGCAGGGCACTGAAGTTGCGAAGGCCAACGCACTCAACGCAAACGCCGACAAAACCAACCTCGACTTCCTGGAACAGGAGACCGGTGTTAAGCAGGAACGCGATAAGGAGCTTATGGACAAACAGCACCAAGGGCAGGCACAGTTGCAGGCAGTTCAATCAGCTATCCGGCAACAAGAAGCAAGTCAGATGAATAAACCTGGCGCTGCGTAACGACAAGCGGTAATATGCGGGACTTCAAACGAAGTCCCCTTTAATTCACTCAGGAGCACCCCAAATGGGCAATGCAACTAAAGAAATCGAAGTAACCATCGAGCAGTGTAATGAACGCATCGAAATGGCGCGTAAGCTCGAAAGTCTGCTGAACAACCCCGACTTCAACGATCTGATCATGACCGGCTACATGGAGCGCGAGTCGCACCGACTTACCCTCATGCTTGCAGATCCCGCATGTGAAACTCCCCAGGGTCAGACCAACGTCGTGCGCGACCTCTCTGCCATTGCTCAGCTCAACGCCTACTTCCGCAAAGTGCGCCTGGCCGGTGAAGTAGCAGGCCGCACCAAGAAAGATCACGAAGAAGAGCTTCATCTTCGCCTGATCGAAGAATTGGAGGAATAAGCCGTGGCCGACTTCCTCTCTATGTCTGATGCGGACTTCTTGTCTGCCGGTCCCGCCAAGTTAGTAGAAGCGCAAGCCGCTTCCGAGGCTGTTGCCGATGATGCACCCACCGTTGTTGCCGAAGTACCTGCCACCGTCGAAGGCACAGAAGTTTCTGCTGACGTTGATGCGACCGCCGAAGCTGAGCAAGAAGGCGAAACGCAGGGCGAAAGCGTTAAAGGTACTGAAAGCCAAGCAGCTAACGACCTTTCTGACCCGCTTGGCGAAGATGCCGACGTTGGGGTTGATGGCCTCGTAGCTGAAAAGCCCAAAGTAGCGGCGGAGCCTGCTGCTTCTACTGGTTTGCCGGAAGGCGTTGAACGTATCTTCGGGACCATCCGGGCCAATGGCCGGGACATGCAAGTCAAGAACGTCGACGAAGCTATCCGTCTTATCCAGATGGGTGCCAACTATTCGCAGAAACGTGCGGCCGATAAGAAAAACCTGTCTTATGTGAAGGTTTTGGAACAACACGGCATGCTCGACCACGAAAAGTTGTCGTTTGCAGTTGACTTGCTCGCTGGAAAGCCCGAAGCTATCGGCAAGTTGTTGAAAGACAGCAAGATTGACATCCACGAACTGGACGATGACAAAGTTGCAGCTTACCGCTCGGAATCTCGGGCACCGTCTGAAGCAACTATGGCCATCGAAGAAGTTGTCAGTGACCTGGAAGGTAACGAACACTTCGGTCGTTTGGTTGGCGAAATGAAGAATTGGGATACACAGTCCCAAGCTCTGTTGGGTCAACACCCACAATCGCTGGCTCAGCTCACTGAACAGGTCGAATCCGGCGTTTATGACAAAGTCATGGACGAAGTCAATCGCCAACAAGTTTTGGGTAACTTTAAAGGTGTACCGCTGATGCAAGTGTACAACCAGATCGGCCAGGAAATGGCTGCTGCTGGCGCCTTTAACGCCCCGGCCCCGAAGGGTCCAGTCACAAAGCTGGTAACTCCGGGCAAAAAACCTTCCGCAGCCCCAAAAGCTGATGAAGAACGCCGTCGCGCTGCTGCCCCGTCGAAGGGTGTAACGACTGCAACTGAAGAAGCAAAAGATCCGAAGTTTCTCGCTATGAGCGACGAGGATTTTATGAAGACCCTTAAACGATAAAAGGATACGCCGACATGGCAGCGCCAAACGTCTATAAACCGATGTCTTACAACGCCCCACCGGGCACCCCTTCGAGCATCGGTCCACAGGCTTACGAAGAGTTTCACCAGAAACAAGCCCTGATCGAAGCTCGTCGTGAACAGTTCTTCACCCAGCTGGCCGATGTGACCGCCATGCCCAAGAACATGGGTAAAAAGATCACCAAGTTCCACTACATCCCACTGCTCGACGACCGCAACGTCAACGACCAGGGTATTGATGCGAACGGCGCCGTAATCGCCAACGGTAACCTGTACGGTTCCAGCAAAGACATCGGTCTGATCCCGGGAAAACTGCCGGCCCTGACCGAACACGGCGGTCGTGTTAACCGTGTGGGTTTCACCCGTATCGAGCTGGAAGGCACCCTGGAAAAATTCGGTTTCTACGACGAATTCACCCAGGAATCGATGGACTTCGACAGCGATGCCGAACTGGATATGCACATCACCCGTGAAATGGTGACCGGTGCACACCAGATGTCCGAAGCGGCTCTGCAAATCGACCTGATCAACGCCGCTGGCGTGATCCGTTACGCCGGTGACGCTACCAGCACCGCAACTATCGGCAAAGATGACTTGGTCACCTACGACGACCTGCTGCGCCTGGGCATTCAGCTGACCAACAACCGTACCCCGCGCACTATCACGCAGATCAACGGCACCCGTCTGACCGACACCCGCACCATCCCGGGCGCCCGTCCTCTGCACTGCGGCTCCGAGCTGATCCCGACGCTGAAAGGCATGAAGGATATGCACGGTAACCCGGCATTCATCTCTGTTGAGAAGTATGCTGCCGGTGGCGAAACCCTGATCGGCGAAATCGGCCAGATCGATGAATTCCGCATCATCATCGTGCCGGAAATGCTGAAGTGGGCTGGCGCTGGCGCGGCCATCGAAGTTGGTGATGCTTCCAACCACGATGACGGCGTGAAGTACGACGTGTTCCCGATGCTCTGCATCGGTCAAGGCTCGTTCACTACCATCGGCTTCCAAACCGACGGCCAGTCGACCAAGTTCAAGATCATCAAGAAGATGCCTGGCGTTGAAACCGCCGACCGTCTGGACCCGTATGGCGAGATGGGCTTCATGGCCATCAAGTGGTACTACGGCTTCATGACCCTGCGTTCCGAGCGCATCGGTCTGATCAAGACTGTAGCCCGCCTGTAACGGCAAAGTAATACCATTTGGGGAGCTTCGGCTCCCCTTTTGGGTACAACCCACACCGTTTCCAGGAGAAACGCAATGTCCGAACAAACTTCGCAAGATCAAGCACCAACTGAACTGGAACTGCTGCAAAAACGTGCAGCTGCCCTGAACATCACCATTGACGGCCGTTGGGGCGTCGAAAAGCTGCGTGAAGTCGTAGCTGCTGCACTTGCTGACAAGCCTGCGGTAACTCCTGCACCAGCGCCTGTTGCCGCACCTGCTGTGGTAGCGGTAGCTAAACCAGTGGAAGAAGACGATGGCGAGATCAAATCTCCTGTTGCCCCTACTTTGATGCCAAGTCTCGCTGCTGCAACTGCCGCCGCCTTGGCGCCGGAAGAACTGGCCGCTGAAACCGAAGGCCAGAAGAAAAACCGTCTGCGCCGTGAAGCTCAGGCGCTGGTCCGCGTTCGCGTCAGCTGCATGAACCCGACCAAGAAAAACATGAAGGGCGAGTTGATGTGCGTGTCGAACAAAAACTTCGGCACCATCCAGCGCTTCATTCCGTTCAACCGCGACTGGCACATCGAGAAGGTGCTGTTCGATGCACTGTCCGAGCGCGAGTACATGGTGTTCGACCGCGAGAAGACCGGCCGTGCCAACATCGAAGTCGTGACTCCGCGTTGCGTCCCCGAGTTCAACATCGCTGTGCTGCCTCCACTGACCAAGGGCGAACTGAAAGACCTGGGTCAGCGTCAAGCCATGGCCAACGGTACTGGTGAATAATCATGGCGCTACCAGATCCAATCACACTGGCTTCGCTTACAGAAGCCCGGGTTGACGGATCTGGTGTCTTCGACACGCTTATGCGTGCAATGGCCGGCCACCTGGAACGGGAGTTTGACGACAACCGTTTGCGGGGCGCCGACTATGCCAACGTCTACCTGAACGCACTGACCCCGGTATTGCAAAATGCCGTGGGTTTTTTGCTTCAAAAGGACGAAGCTGCGTATAAAGCGCAGTTGGTTGAAGCCCAGATCCGGTTGACTGAAGTGCAGATCCGTTTGGCCGAGGCTGAGCTTGAACGTGAGATTCTAACCAAAGCACTGCTTGCAGCGCAGGTCGATAAGATCACGCAAGAGATCCTGAACCTGAAGGCCGAAGAATGTGTGCTGAAGGCGCAGTACGACATTGCACTGTCGACCAATCTGCAAACCATCGCGCAGACCACGTTGGTCAATCAGAAGGTGGCGACTGAGAAGGCGCAAACCTCTGGTATTGGTATCGAGGTTGGTTCCGTCATCGGTAAGCAGATTGCTCTGTATACCGCGCAGTCCGACGGCTTCACCCGCGATGCTGAGCAGAAAGCGGCCAAGCTGATGATCGACTCTTGGAACGTGCGGCGCACCACTGACGTGGGTACAGTTGCCGATGCCACAAACCAACTACAAGACTCCAACGTAGGTCGGGCAGTAAGTGCCTTGCTCGAAGGCGTCGGGGCTTAAACCAAGCGTGATAGGATAGGGGAACTTCGGTTCCCCTTTCTTTTGGAGTCAATAATGGGACTGTTCAGCAGCAAGAAAAAATACGTCGTGAATGTGACGGTACAGCCAGTATTCGAAGAATCGCAGATCCCGACTAGTGCTCTTAATGGCATTATCAAAGGAATCATGCAGGACTACGACATTGTGCCCTCAATGCTGGAGGAACTATCAAGTTCCATGGGCATCCGTGCAATGACCGGTATGTATAACACACAAAAGCGACCATACGCTGTTGGTATCCCATCCGGGCAAGTTGCCACATTCATTCAAGCGAAAGACCAAGTAATCGCGGCAATCCAGGCGAATATCGGTCGTTTGATTGATGTTGAGTACTACTACATGGGTCCGCTGAACTCTATGCATTTTGGCTGGCAATACTGCCACGATGCCTTGGGTTACAACGCTGCTACAAACGAATTGATAGGTTTGTCTGCATCTACCGGCCATAAGTGCTACTTGACCGATATGATTGCCACATACCTGCGGGCTGACTTCGATTGGATGGTTGAAACTAATGACACAGGAATGCTGGCGCAACTCGGCCCATCTCCCCGCTCAGGCTATCGTCCATCTGCCCCGTTCAACATGTTGTCCGGTATTGGGCAATATGCAGAGCAACCTGCATACGAAGTCAGCGATGTAGCAACTGATGACTATGTGACGATTCAGTATGAATTCGTGGACGCCGACGGTACTTTTGTGACCCGAGGGCTCACGGTGTCCATGGCCGCGTATGATAATACCGCGGATTTCCATATGTGCCGATACACGGACACAACTGGGAAGATCGGGTTCTTCACGTACCAGCATGGGGCGGGCACGTACCCTTCTATTGATCTGGCTTATGCTTTGAACAATTCCACGCTTGGGACTTACTTTCCATGGGCGTATTTCCGTCTGCAAGGTGAAGATGTATACGACGTAGAAAACAAAGACTCTGTAGACCAGATGCGAGCATGGTGTGACACTTTAGGTGTCAGTTTCGACAAACTGCACGAAGGGGTACATGCTGACCCTGATTCTGACGATGTTGAGCAAAGCATCCTGATGATGGCAATTAAACCTGGACACAAACATCCAGCATGTCAGGAATACCTGTTTAAACACTTTTCTGTGCTGCATGCTAACGCATTGTCTCAAGCTGCATTGAATCCTTCACTTGAAGGACGGATGGAAGCCTTCACGTCTTCCCCCTCACAAATGCAGCATATTCGTGACAATCGCTTTGCAATGTCTCTACAATTCAGCGGTATTACAAAACGACGACTTGCCGGTAACATTGGCAAAAAAGGATCATACAAATCCAAATATGCTGTCATGTCACAGGACAGTCAGTACTATTTGACACAAACCCCAGGCGGGGCAGGCACAGGTAACTCCATGTCTTCCCAACCGGGCTGGGTTTACCAGTATCAAGTGACTGATGCAGTCTATGAGGAAGTTATTGTCTATGGCTTACGCTCTTTCTACGAAGTACACCGTAAAAAGGGTTTCTCCGCGGGAGCCGACTCAGCTGAACTGTTGATACCGATCGACTCTGCAATCGTGAAAACTATCTCTGTTCCTGCACGCGAGCAATTACTTTGCCGCGCTCTGACCATGATGGTGAACACGGTGATCGTGATCAAGTCGCCCTGGTATGCTTCTGCTGGTTTCCGCATTGTGCTTCTAATCATTGCGGTAGTGGTCACCATCTTCTCTGCCGGTACAGCCTGGCAGTCTATTGTGGCCGCGGCATCGTTAGGGGTAGCAGCGGTGGTCATCACAGTGTTGACTATGATCGTCCAGGCTGTGCTGGTATCGCTGGCCGTAAAGCTGTTTGTAAAGGTCGCGGGACCGAAGTTTGCACTGATCGTGGCTATCGCCGCAGTGATCTACGGGAACAGCAGCGCGGCCACCTCACAGCTCTCCGCAACCTGGGCAGAGAGTCTGGTTAAGGTCGGTGCCTCCCTGGTAAGCGAAGCGGCAACCGTCAACAATCAGCAGATTGCTGCGGGCATCCAAAACATCGTGGATGACGCGACAGCATTTTCTGCGTGGGCGGCAGACCAGTACGACGGTCTTGGTGATAAGATGAAAGAGCTAGGGTTAAATCCGGCAATTGTCGGACTTAATGCCTTCGATGTGGTAAAAATGGGGCCAGGGTTCGTACTTGGTGAGAATCCTTCGGACTACTACAGTCGTACTGTGCATGCAGGTAACATTGGTGTTTTAGGCATAGAAATGACTGAAAGCTACGTGGCAATACAAACTCAACTTCCAACCTTTGACCAAACGCAGGAGACTTTCAATTATGGCGAGCAATAGCTCTTCTCCCTTCACCTTCGACCTCAGCAGCCTTTTCGGTGGGGGCAACAACAACAATGGCGGTAACAACAGCTTCCTCAGCGGGCTGTTCGGCGGCGGCGGCGGTCAGCAAAATGGTCTGAGCTTTGGCACTCAAGCTGGCAACATCATTGGCGATACTGGCAACTCTGGTATGTTCGGTGATTTGTTTAGCCGACAGAGCATGTTCGGTGGTACGAACGGAAAGACTGGTGTTTCTACCGGAGGCTGGGCACCTGTTGCCCTCGGCGCGGGCCAGGCCCTGTTCGGTGCGCTGCAAGGCAACAAGGCAACGAAGCTGGCGGAAAACCAGTTCAAAGAATCGGTGCGTCAGTTTGACTTGAATTTCAACGCCCAACGTAAAACGATCAACACTGATCTGGAAGATCGTCAGCGTGCGCGTGTGGCATCCAACGCCGGGGCTTATGAGCCGGTATCCGACTACCTCAAGAAGAACTCGGTGTAACCATGGCCGGACCAATCACTTGGCGGAATATTGGCGGGGGTGGTGGAGGCAACTCCACCGCTTTGCTTGCCCTCGGCAATCAGCAGGTTCAGCAGAGCTTTAACGCTTTGCAGGACATCTTTAAAAACGAAACTCAACTGCAAGCTAAAAATCAGCAAGCACTGACAGCCAATAACACGGCGGACTACCTTGATGCAGTCAACGCGACGGATATCAACGGTCTTCAAGATCCCCAAAAGCGTGCCGATCTCGAAGCACTCCGAGCGGGTTTCGGTGCCGCAGTTGATCGCAATGCAACACGCAATGCCATCGACAGCCGAATCACCGGACTTCAGAAGCAGACCCTGGTCGGAAACCAGTTCCAGGATCAGGCGACGGAACGCGAACAACGGGGATTGATCGACAAAGGTCTGGAGTTGGCTAACGCCGGGGATACTGCTGGGGTGCAAAAATTGCTCTCCGACACCCAGTTCCTGAACGAAGGTAAGGTCAACAGCGACCTCATGGGCGTGTTGGATGCTCGCACCCGACGTACTTACGCCGCAGAGGATCAGGCCCGTCAGGGACGCGCTGAAGGCCGTCAGATCGCACAATTCCAGGAGAGCATGGCAGCTGCGGCGGAAAACCGTATCATGCGCAAGGAAGACCGGGCTGATCGTCAAGATGCACGAGCATTCACACAGGGTGCCCGAATCTTGGACGATGCATCGAACCAAGCTAAAGACATCCTGAATCAGCGGCTGGCAGGCAACGAATGGGCGACCACCTCGACCGACCCGGCGAAGGATACCCAGGTGCTGTTGAAAACTGCCGGAGGCCTGGACAAGTTCAGTTCTTTTGCAAACCCTGACTCTGTTGACTTCAAACAGATGCAGACCGGCATCACCGAACTGCTATCGAAGGGTATCGAGGTGGAGGGTGAGATTTACAAAGTGCCACCTGCCATCTTGCAACAGGTGCTGCTGTCCAATAGTAATCGGTACAACGTCCGGGATAACCCGATGGAGGACATCCGGACTGAAATTAAAAATAGCCTATCGGGTAATGAAGGTGCGGGTAACCGTGCAAAAGTGCGCGAAGCCGCCGATGTTCGGGCCTCTGCGAACAATTTCATGCAAACAGTTAAACGGGCGAAAACGCAATTGGGGTCTAGCTCTACCCTGGATACTTCTGGTATCGTTAGCGCTCTCGCTGAGTTGGCAGGCAAAAAACCGGTCACTTCTTCGAAGTCATCCCAAAACCTCCTGCCAAGTGCAGCCGAGGATTTACCAGACTCCTGGCCCCCAAAAGGACAGGAAATGAACTTCCAGTAGGAGCAATGATATATGGCAAACGGCGATAACAACTTCGGTTTTGACGAATTGTTCCCTGCCGGCCTGCCTGCTGCAAAAGAAGGGGCATTCAAGCCCCTTTTTGACCTTCCAGCGAAAGCTGAGTCGGTTGCGGCAGCTTCTGTAGAAAAGAAGCAGACTCTTATCGCGAAGATGGGTTATGACGCCGAAGACACGCTGGGCACCATTGCTAACTATGGTGCCCGCTTTGCGTCCGGTGTAAGCGGCCAGGTTATCGGCACTCTGGCAACCCTACCTCTCGATGTGATTTCTGGCCTGGCCCAAGGGTCCGTTCCCGAAGAACAAGTGCAAGCGTTCAACCGCATGCAAACCAACCAAGCAAGTGACGCGGATATGGCTCTGTTGAACCAGACCGCACCGCTTGATGATGGTATTCCTCAGACCTACCTGGAGCGCCTGCAAGGCACCCAAGGTATTCAAAAAGTTGCACAGAATGTCGGTGATTTCTTCGATATCTCCAGCATTGTGGACACCACCCGCTCTGAGCGTCTGAGCCGCGATATTCGTGAAGCTGCGGGCGATGGTACTGCGCAACTGCGCGGCGCCAAAGATGCGTACAACGAAGGCCAATATCTCGAAGCTGCAACTGAAGGCGTTAAGGGCCTGGCCAACACGATCGGTCCTGCTTTGCTTGCTGGTTTGCAGTCTCCGATTGCCGCTGGTGAATACGTCGCAGAGAACGTCCCACAAATCGTTGCCGCTGCCTACAACCCATCCATTCTGGTCGGCACCAACGCCGGCTACGGTTATGACACGTACCGTGAAGGTATTCGTGACTATGCCAAGAAGAACAATGGCCAGCTTCCGAATGCCGACGAGCGTGCGACCATGGGTCTGTTCGCTGCATCGGCTGCTGGTGCTGAAGTAGTTGGTGACGTTGGGCTGCTCAAAGGCATTCGTGCTGCGGGCACCGGCTCTGGCAACAAGGCAATGAGTGCTGCACTGGGCATTGGTGGCGCCGCTGCACGCGAAGGCGTGACTGAAGGCTACCAAACCTATGCCGAGAACCGCGCTCAGCTGAAAGACACCACGTTGGAAGATATTGTCGAAGGCGCCACCATTGGTGCGCTGGTTGGCGGTAACTTCCACCTGGCTGCAACAATTGGCGGGGGTCACCAAGGTGACGCTGTTCCTGCCAACAAAAGCGCTGTAGAAAACGCATTTACTGCGGCTGTGGAATCCGGTGATGTTTCTTCCCTGACCGACAGCACTTCTCCTGCATATAACCCGGCGCGTGCTGTTGAAGCACTGCATCAGATGAATCTGCAAGATGGTGCCAAGGCCGAGGAAAACCTCGCTCAAGTCGACCGTATTCAGCAAGACGTGACAGCAGACCTGTCTTCGATCCAAGCCCGTATGGAATCCACTACGCCTGAGCGTGTGGCCCAGATCGGTGCGCTTGTTCAGCAAATGGAAGCCGCTGGTTCCGACCAAGCCGACATCGCTGAAATGCGCCAGATCCACGAAGCTGTATCGTCGTACACGCCCGCCCAGCGTAAGGCTGATGAAACTCGTGCTGCTCAACTGCAAAGCCAGCTGAGTGAGATTCACACTGCCGCCGAGCGCATGCGCGTAGACGCCAGCCCTGAGCAGGCTGATGTTCAAGCGCTTGCAACCGATGCACAGACAGGTGATCAACAAGCGGTTGACCGTTTGCTGACCCTGACCATGACCAACCCTGAAGCCGTCGACACCTCGGTCGCTGAGTCTCTTGCACAGAGCGAAGCCCTGACCGAGCCGCAACGTAACGCCATGCGCCTCTTCACAGAAGCACAGGTGGCCGCTAATGCCTTGAAGGGCATGTCTGGTGTTACTTCGGAAATTGCCACTGGTGGCGAAGGTTTCAAGGGTATCTCGCAGTATCGCAATGCTCTCCGTATGGCTATTGCCGACGGCAACGAAAATGCAGCCCGCTCGCAAGTCGATGGCATCCGCAAATTCGCTGCTAGCCATGAGTCGAAACTTCAAGCCATCACCGCTGCCTATGAGCAAGTGAAAGGTTCGAATAAAACGATCAACATTGCACGGAACGAACAAGGCGAATGGGGTGTGACTCAGCTGAAGGGCAAAGCCCTGAAGCAAGCCAATGGTCTGGAAGTTTACGGTGGTTCTTTCAAGCTGCGCGACGGTGTAGCTGCGGAAGTAAACGTACTGAATAAAACTGCTGATGCGTTCGAAGCTCTCGTAAATGCTGCTCCGTCTCCTGTATCGCGTCCGGTTGTGCAACCGACTGCGGATCAGGGTGAAGTTACCGCTGCAACTCCTAAAGCTGATGCAAACGCCCCAGTTGACGCAGCACCGGTAGCTCCGGTCGCTGAACAGACTGCTGCGACTGCACCTGCCAAAGAAGCTGCGGTAAAGCCGGAAGATGCCCCGAGCGTGACCGAGAAGGCTCCTGCAAATGCAGGCCAGCTCACCACAATCGGCGAGCGAACCGGTGAAGCGGTAACCGCGGACAACTACCGTTCTGTCAATCTGGTTTCCGAGTTGTTCGACCAAAAGGTCGGCTCTGACACCGATGCAAGCGTTCGCCCGCTGGTAGCTGTCAAAGACTTCGCTTCGGCCATCAAAGCCGGTGAAGTAACCGTGCAAGACTTCCTTACCCAGGAAGGTCCACTGCCGGCCCCACAAGTCACTGCACTCAATGCATTTTTCAACTTCGCTCAATATTCTGAGCAGGCAATCCGCAACCAGTTCAAGGTCACTGCTACTCGTGCCAAACGCCCGGACTTCTTCTATCGGGACATGGCGCAGTTCATGCAGAACGCGGACGGCCAAATTGATGAGAACCTGGCGACTGCCGTGTCCTACGGCATGTTCTCGTGGGCAAACGAAAACGCAACTCAACTGCGTAACAGTCCTGAGTCGATCAACACTATTCTGATGCGCGACCTGGACGATGAAGTGTCCAACGCTGCTTATGCGACGTTATCGGCTATCGGCACCCGAGAGTCGGTCGTCGCTTCGCAGCTTGGCGGTCGTATCGTGCAAGCCCTGGGTCTTCAGGTAAACCAGAACGGTACTCGTGCCGAACTGAGCAAACTGGAATCATCCATCGGCGAGCGCGCTATTGCTGCCATGGTCAAGCTGGGTCTGGTAGAACGTACCCAACTCGCTGACCAAAAACTGCAAGTGCTGATGGGTAAAACTGAATTCGATCCTAAACTGACCCACAACTTCGTTGTTGTGAAGTCGGTGACCGATGCTGATGGCAAACTGCAACCGGCACCGGTTGTGAAGCGCATTCGTGAGCGTTCGGTGGGTTCCCAGTCGGTTGTGGCCAAACTGTTTGCAGTAGAGGCTGCTGGCGTAGAGCCTAGCTACACTCCGATCCCATTCACCCAAGAATTCGCTAAACGCACCGGGCAAGCTGTGCCTAAAACCCTGGCCAAGATTCTGGACAAGGAAGGCGCAAAAGCTCACGTTGTTCGCCAGAACATGTGGCACGTTTGGGGCAAACTGAGCAAGCAGGCTCTCTATGAAATGGGCGGCGTGGTCTCGACCACCGACGCACCAACTCATGTTGAAAACCTGGCTTCACGTCAGGCGAAGAATGACGGCCTGATCCAACAAGTAGACAACTTCGACGCATTCGTTAACGCGATGACCGCCGACAGCTCGACTGAGGGTCTAGAACAATCGTTGTACTTCGGCCGCTCCGTTTGGAAGCCTCAGCGCGTTGGTTTGACTGCAAACGTGATCAACCCACAGACCTCGAAGATCCACCGTCACATGCTGGCCATGTCTGCCTGGAATGCCTCCGTGCACCTGGACAACAAGGCCGAAATGGACAACTTCAAGCTCCGTGTGCTGGAAGCGTTCGGCAAGAAGACCGAAGCAACCACTACCGCCAAAGTGCTGGCCGGCTACGACGCTGTCGTATCCAACCCTGCAATTCAGGCTGGTATAGACGCGTTGGCTGAAGTCCTGCGCGACAACGGCACCGTGAATGAAACTGCTATCGTTGACGCTGTGAAAGCGGCCGGTGAGAAGTTCCATTCCTTTGATGCTCTGGTTGCCCTGGCTGAACAACGCATTGCCGAGCAAGATGGCAAGCCTGCGTTCGAAACCGCGATGATGGGTGAAGTGGACGGTGTAACCAACGGCCCTATGCTGTCCCTGCTGATGCTGGGCGCCAAAGGCTTTGAAACCATGAACCAAGGTGGCTTCTTCGAGCTGGATAGCCCGTATCAGCAGTTCAACGACTACAAGGCCCAGGGTAACCTTGACCTGTACGAGTCGAACATTGCCCAGGCACTGAACCGGCTACAAGGCCGCCAGCAAGGCCAGCTCGACGCTATGTCGGTCATTACTGGCCAACTGCAAACTGCCGAAGGCAGCGTGACCTCTAAAGGCCGTAACATCATCAAGAAGCCGCTGACCGCCCTGATGTTCGGGTCCAACCCGACT